ACTTCGCTATTGCCGCCCTGTGCCACGCCAAGCCCGGCCAGTGGCAGCCGGTCGGCGAGTACAACTCGTCGCAGAGCGCCGAGGGTGCGATCGACTACATCCGCAACGCCACCACCAGGCGCGCTACCCAGAGGTCCGCGTACACCCCGGCCGGCTCGTTCGAGGCGCGGCACGCGCTGACCGAGTTCGGCGCCCGCGTCGAGGCCCGCTACGTCGGCGTCAGCGCTGACGCGGCCTGGTCGGACGCTGTGGCTGCGCTGGCCGGCGGTGCCTGATGACCGCCGACATGCAGGCCCTGGTCGCCCGCCAGCGCGAGGCCGCCGCCGCCCCGCTCCCGATCGCCGCCCTGGACGTGCCGCTGCCCGTAGTTGAGGCCGAGGCCTGCTTCCTGCAGGCGGCTGCCCGCACCCACTCCCCGTCGGACCGGATCGCCTGTCACCTCGACATCCGGCTGGAGCAGCACCCCGAACTCCTCGCCACCGAGAAGGACTACCCCGGCTGGGCCGAGCACATCGCCGCCCTCCAAGCCGCCAACCGCAACGCCCGCAAGGAGACGCCGTGACCACGACTTCGATCCAGTGGTTCGAGGAGTACGAGCTGCCGCCGTTCGCCGGCTCGGTCGCCTCCGCTGAGGCCATAGCCCGCAAGCAGCTCACCGCCGCCAAGGGCCTGAACATCCACGACCTCACCGAGATGGGCATCTCCCACGGCCTCCTCACCACCGCACTCGGAGACCTCCTCACCGCGATGGAAACCGACCGGGCCCGCCTGAGGGGGGTCGCGTGATGGCTGTCATCGAGGCTCTGCCGATTCGCCCCCGTAAGGCGTCAGCGTCGCGTCGCCGCCGGCACCAGACCCGACTGTCGCACCGCATCCACCGGATCGCGCCCGACGCCGCCACCGTGCTGGTCACCCCGCTGTGGACCGACACCAGCGGCACCGGGGAACGCCACTTCATCGCCCGCGCTCTCACCGCCGACGGGCAGATCCTCAAGTTCCAGCAGGGCGGCTCCCGGCAGATCACCGCCCTCCTGCAAGGCGCCTACCCGAGCGCCAACTGGGACCACCCCCAGACCTGGACCGCGGCCAGCAACACCCTCACCGACCGCATCAACCGGGCGGTGGCCCCGTGATCCCGGTCCCGTCGCTGCTGGCCGCCTGCCAGATCAGCATCACCGGCTGGACCGCCCTCGCCGGACTCGCCTTCCTCGCCGTCTTCGGCGAACGCATCTCCGCCCACAGGGGGAACCAGTGACTGCCCTCGACGCCTACGACACCGCCCGCGTCCTCGCCGACCACGGCCTCGACCCGGACGCCGTCACCCACGCCGACATCGACACCGCCGCCGACCTGGCCGGAGCCCAGCGCCCCACCGGCCCGGACGACCGGCACACGGTGCGCCTCGCCCTCGACGCTGTGAATACAGAGTTCACGACCGCTTGGCCTGAAAGCACCGTCAACGAAGGGAACGCGTCGTGAGCATCGCCAGCCTGATACCCGGCCTCAAGGGCACCGGCTCCCGACGCGCCGTCGACAAGGTCGCCGACCTGGAAGCGGAGAACCGGACGCTCTTCACCCGCCAGATGGCCGCCGACGACTTCTTCGCCCAGCTCATGCACGACGTCGTCACCACCAACTCCGCCTGGCGGCAGGAGCGGGAGCGTCGCGAGATCGCCGAGAAGGAACGCGGCCAGGCCGAGGACATCATCCGGCTGCGTGAGCGGCGGATCACCGACCTCGAACGGCGTCTGGAAGTCCGCGTGTTCGCCGAGGCCGCCGCCGCGAAGACGCAGGAGATCCCCGTCGTCACCCGCGTCATGCCGCTCCGGGAAGCCGCCGCGGCCGGACGACTCGGGGCGGTCACCGACCCCGGCCAGGTCACTCGAGCTGCCGTGTAGAGCGCCACCCCCAGCGCTCCACGGCACCAGGGCCGCAGCCCTGACACCCCCCCGTCGGGGCTGCGGCCCACCCAACAGCACACCCATTTCGCGCAGAACACGCAGCTCAGAAGCGAACAGGAGCACCACCAATGAGCACCGAACTCGTCAAAGCCGAACCCCAGCAGCGTCCGGGGGGCGCACTGTCCCTCGCCCACATGTCGCCTCTAGAAGCCTGGCGCTTCTCCGAGGCCCTCGCCGGCGCCTCGCTCCTCCCGCAGGAGTACCGCAACAACGCCAGCTCCGTCCTGTGGGCCATGGAGTACGGCCGGGCGCTCGGCCTCGACGTGGTCACCACGATCACCACCATCCACGTCATCAAAGGCAAGCCCACCCAGTCCGCCGACCTGATGCTGTCCCGCACCCGCGAGGCCGGACACAAGGTCCGCATCCGGCAGGAGCCGGGCCAGTGCACCGTCAGCATCTGGCGGTCCGACGACCCCGACTTCGAAAACGCCATCACGTGGACCTACGACGACGCAGTGACCGCCGGGCTCTGCGAACTCCGCAACAACCGCCCCTACTCCCGGAGCCAGAAAGGCGAGAAGCAGAACTGGGAGAAGTACCCCAGGGCCATGCTGCGGGCCCGCGCCATCTCCGAATGCGTCCGCTCCGCCTGCCCCGAGGTGCTGCACGGCGCCATCTACACAGCCGAGGAGCTCGGCGCCCGCGTCGACGACGCCGGCATCCCCCTGGATGCCGAGGTACAGCAGCTGCGCCGCGTCGAGCCCGGCCAGACCGACCAGTGGACGACCCCGGCGGCGCCTGTAGCCGCCGCGACCGCGGACGTGCCCGCGGAATCGCTGACGCCCGCCGGACGGGACTACCTGCACGAGGCGCTCGCCGCCCCGGATGCCGCCACGGTGCGGCAGATCTGGCAGGACGCCAAGGGCGAGGGTGCGAGGCCGGACTACCTCACGCAGATCGCCGATGTCGGCAAGGAGAAGGCGGCGGCCGAGCCGTCCACTGCCGACGAGGTGATCGACGCGACCATCGTCGACTCCCCGGATGACGACCACGCCGCCGCGGTCGACGAACTCCGCTCAGCCGCCGAAGCCGCGCGCCTCGAGGACTTCGAGAACGGCGCCGCCATGGCCCTCGGGATGCCCATCGAGAAGGCCGCACCGCAGGCCATCCGCACCCTCGCAGCACAGATCCGCCCCGCCGCCTGAACCACGCATGACGGCCCGCGCCGGGGAAAGCGGCGCGGGCCTCCCCACCAGCAAACCACGGAGCCCTCATGGACCTCGCACAGCTCGCCCTCGAAGAGGCCGCCCTCAAGGCCCTCTCCGACACCGTCAACGACCGCCTCAAGGAGGTGAAGAGCGCCATGCAGGAGCAGCTCGTCGACAACGGCATCTCCAAGGTCACCGCGACCCTGCCGGACGGCACGAAGGTCGCCACCATCAGCCGCTCCGACGCCAAGCCTGCCGCAGTCGTCGTCGACGACGACGCCTTCCTCACCTTCGTCCGCAGCATCGCCCCCAGCGAGATCAGCACCCGCCTCGTCACCGAAGTCCGGCCCGCCTACCGCAACCTGGTCCTCGCCCAGATGACCGCGGCCGGCGTCGCCCGCTTCGTCGACACCGAGACCGGCGAACTCCACGACGTCCCCGGCGTCGAAGTGAGGGCCACCCGGTCGCTCACCCACTCCGTGCGGCCCACGACGGGCGGCAAGGAAGCCATCGCCGAGGCCTGGCGCAACGGCGCTCTGGCGCACCTCAACCTCCTGCAGCTCGAGGCCGGGGAGGCGTCGTGAGCTGGCACACCGAACCCCTGCTTGGCTTCGACCTGGAGACCACCGGGATCAACGTCGAGACCGCGCGCATCGTCACCGCCGCCGCCATCGACTACAAGCCCGGCGACAGCATCGACACGCTGCCCGACCGGGCCCGACTGTGGCTGGCCAACCCTGGCATCCCGATTCCCGCCGAGGCCACCGCCGTCCACGGCGTCACCACGGAGCAGGCCTGCGCCAACGGCCGGCCCGCCGCGCAGGTCGCCGACGAGATCGCCGACGTACTCGCCTCGGCCCTGTCCACCGGCATCCCCGTCGTCGCCATGAACGGCCGTTACGACTTCACCGTCCTCGACCGCGAACTCCGCCGCTACGGGCTGCGCACCCTGTGGGAGCGCCTCGGCGGCGAGACCCCGCCCGGCCCGGTCATCGACCCGTTCATCCTCGACAAGCAGGCCGACAAGTTCCGCCGTGGCTCCCGCAAGCTCGAGGCGCTCGCCGTCCACTACGGCGTCACCCTGGCCGCCGCACACACTGCGGACGCCGACGCGCTCGCCGCAGTTCAGGTGGCCGTCGCCATCGGCGAGAAGTACCAGCAGCTTCAGGTCCATCCCGAGCAGCTGCACGTGTGGCAGATCTGGTGGGCCCGAGTCCAGGCCGGCGAACTCCAGCAGCACCTGCGGAAGACGGACCCCTACGCGGTGGTCGAGGGGGAGTGGCCGCTCATCCCGCTGACGGAAGAGCGGAAGGTACGGGCCCTCCTCGACGACCTTGCCTCCCGCTGGGAGCAGATGGCCGGGCCTGCTCCCGACCCGAGTGAGGGCCTGTTCGTCGACGAGCCGGGCCCCTTCGAGCGCGCACGCATCGAGCGCGCCGCCACCTACCGCGAGGCAGCCGCCGACGTCCGCGACGCCCTGCGCACCGGCCTGATCCCGCACGGCCTCATGACCGACGCCGAGCTCGAGCAGCACGGCACACCCGAGGAGACGGCGTCATGACCGCGATACAGGCCGCCCTCGAGGGCATGCCCGAGCCCGAGCCCCGCGAGGACTTCGAAACCTGGTCGGAGAAGGTGCGGCCCACATTCGTTGCCGTCGCCGCATCCGGGCGCCGCCACTGGCTTACCTGGCAGATCAAGAAGGAGTTCAAGCTCCCGAACCCCCCTGACCCCGCGCACGACTGGGGCGCCCTCACAAGCCAGCTGCGCCGTGACGGACTCATCCAGCACGACGGGTTCGGCCGCACCGCCGACGGCTCGTGCGTCAACGCCTGGACCGGCACTGTCGCCGCCATGCAGGGGAGGGCCGCATGATCTCCGCCTCCGCCGCCGTGTTCCTCGCCGCCCTTGGCCTCACCGTCGGTGTCGCCGCCGTCGTGTACGCGCTCATCCACCGGCCCGCCCGACGGGGGGAGGGGCAGTGACCGACATCCTCAACGCCGCCATCGCCCTCGCCGGCCTCACCTTCGGCCTGTGGGCGATCCGCTGGAGCATCCGCGCCGCACGCCAGGCCGGCGACTACCGCAGCCGCGGCGACCGCCGGGCCGCCTGGCGCCTGCTCCACACCGACCCGCCCGCCATCGACACACAACCCGGCACCGACACCGACCTGTACCTCGACGCAGCACTCGCCTACTACGGGCCCGCCGGACTCCAACGCCTCCGGGCCGCCATCAACGACCACCGAACGGGGGAGCTGTGACCACCGCCACCAAGCCGCTGCCGCCGCATGGCACCGACGCCCGCTACAAAGGCAACCGCACCGGAACCCGCCCGCCCTGCCGCTGCACCCTCTGCACACGCGGCCACCGCCGGGCCGACCTCGACCGCGAAATCCGCCGCCAGCGCGGCGAACGCAACCTCGTCCCCTGCGCCGAAATCCTCCCCCACGTTCAGATGCTCCGCGCCAGCGGCATGAGCCAAACAATGATCGCCCGCGAAGCCGGAGTAGCCCAAGCCGTCATCAGCTACATCACCACCGGCCGCAACAAGAACTGCCAAACCGAAAAGGCCCGGCGCATCCTCGCCGTCCAACCCCACCGCTTCGACGGCAACGCCGAACGCCCCGCCATCGGCTCCATCCGCCGCATCCGCGCCCTCTACAGCCTCGGCCACAGCCGCGCCGACATCAGCACCCTCAGCGGCCTCAGCGTCGCCAGCATCAGCCTCCTCGCCGAAGCCCGCTGGAACATCATCGACAACCTCGCCGCCACCGCCCTCGCCGCCGCCTACGAACAACTGAAGGACAGCCGCGGCAACAACTGGAAGAACGAGCGGCGGGCAGCAGCCGAAGGCTGGCAAGACCCCACCTGGTGGGAGGACTTCGGCGGCATCGACGACCCCAAGTTCGACCCGGACAGCGCCGACCCCGAACTCGGATTCCGGGAACGTGCCGAACTCCGCCGCGAAGAGATCATCCACTTCGCCTGGCACGGCGACACCCCCGAGCAGATCCTCGCCCGCCTCAACGGCGAAATGTCCATCTCCACCGTCCGGCAGATCGTCCAGGACTGGCGCACCGGCCAGAAGCGGCAGCGGAAGCAGGTGGCCGCGTGAGCCTCCGCATCGGATCCCTGTTCACAGGAACGGGCGCCCTGGACCTGGCCGTCATGGACGTCTTCGACGCCGACGTGGTCTGGCACTCGCAGTACGAGCCGCCCGACAAGAACGGCAAGGAAGACAAGAACCAGTACGCCGCCCGCATCCTCGCCCGCCACTGGCCCGACGTCCCGAACCTCGGCGACATCACCAAGGTCGACTGGCCGTCCGTCATCGAGGAGCACGGGCCCGTCGACATCCTCACCGGCGGCTTCCCCTGCCAGGACGTCTCCTCCGCCGGGAAGCGCGCCGGTCTGACGGCCGACTCCCGCTCCGGCCTGTGGGTGCACTACGCCCGCGCCATCCACGAACTCCGACCCCGTCTGGTGGTGATCGAAAATGTCGAAGGGCTCCTCTCGGCGGAAGCTGATCGTGGACTGGGACTCGACGCTGAGGCTCTGGAAGAAGAAGCCCGAGCAGGACGGCTTCTTCGAGCTCTTGGAGCCGTACTCGGAGACCTGGCCACCCTCGGGCTCGATGCGGAATGGTGCCGCGTGGCAGCGTCGGAGGTCGGCGCTCCCCACCCCCGCAAGCGCGTCTTCATCTACGCCTGGCCGGCTGCTCTCGACACCGGTGGCGTCGGACGGGGGGACGGATCGTGGCTCCTCGGCGGGCTGGGGTCTGAGGGACGAGACGCGGAAGCTCCTGCCGACGCCGCGGACCTCGGACACGAACGGGGCCGGAGCGCACGGGACAGGCGGTCCGGACCTACGGACGGCGATCTCGCTGCTGCCGACACCGGCCGCTCGGGACTGGAAGTCGGGCGAATCGAATCTCATCGGAACGAACTCCCGGCCGCTGAACGAGGTGGTCGTGAACCTGCTGCCGACCCCGACGGCATCGAATCCGAACGACGGGGAGTCGCTGGAGTCCTGGGAGGCCAGGCGGCAGCGGAACCTTGCGAAGGGGATCAACGGGAACGGGCAGGGCACGCCGTTGGGGATCGCGGTGCGGAGGTTGTCGAACCCGACTGCCCTACCTGCGGATGCCCCGAGTCCTTCCACGACGCCGGAGGATTCTGCGCCGGCTGCCACGGATGCACCGACCCCGACCTCGGCCGGCCCGGCGAAGCTCCTGCCGACGCCGACCAGGTCGGACGGCGAGCGGACATCCTCCAGCTACGGCCGGGGCAACCCCACGTTGACTGGGGCGATTACGGACCAGCCATCCGCAGGTGGGAAGGCGTCCTCGGACGCCCCGCCCCCTGGCCCACTGATGCTCTGAAACGACTGAGCCCCGTCTTCACCGAATGGCTCATGGGCCTCCCCGACGGCTGGGTCACCGACACCCCCGGCCTCACCCGGCCGGCCATGCTCCGCGCCCTCGGCAACGGCGTCGTCCCCCAACAGGCCATCGCCGCACTCCACCTGCTGCACCAGCGGGCCATCAGCGATCCCGCAGCCAGCGCCCGACCGGCCGCCTAGCCCGCACACGACGAAGCCCCGCCGTACAGGCGGGGCTTGGAAGACAACGAGAGGAGGACGAGATGAGGTCAGAGCAGCAGGTGCAGCGACCCGGTGTCGAGGATCTCGTAGAGCTCGGGGTCCTTCTCGGAGACACGGGCAGCGAACTGCGGGTCCCTGAAGAGCGCGTCCAGCTTGTCGACCAGCTCGGCGAGCATCCGCTCCTTCTCGCTGGGGCCCTTGACGCGGTCGTACATCGCAGGCGTGACGACGTAGGCCCTGCGTTCACCGCGGTCCGTGAAGGCCCCAGGTCGGCCGTCCTCGCGGACGCCGCGGATCAGACGGGTCAGCTGGGCGCGCGCCTCGGTCATCGACACCTCTGCGACGCCGTCTTCCGCGATCTGAATGCCCTGGTCAGCAGCCATGGCAAGAGTGTAAGTCATTTCCAATCCTTCCAATATGGCCAATCTTTAAAGTAGTATGGCAGGTGCGAACCGGCACCGCCAGACGCCCCAGCTTCCGCATGTCCAAGATCAATCGAAAGAAGCCCTGATGGCCGTCTCCAAGCGCCTCCGGTACGAGATCCTCCGGCGGGACAGTTACACCTGCCGGTACTGCGGAGCGTCCGCCCCGGACGTGCCGTTGAGGGTCGACCACGTCACGCCCGTCGCGCTCGGCGGCGGCGACGAACCGAGCAACCTCGCCACCAGCTGCGAACCCTGCAACAACGGCAAGAGCAGCGCCAGCCCGGACGCCACGATCGTCGCCGACGTCAGTGACGACGCGCTCCGGTGGGCCGCCGCGATGACGCAGGCGGCCGACGAGAAGCGCGAGGAGCAGGCGCCGAAGCTCGCATACCGCGAGCACTTCAGGAAGGCCTGGAGTAGTTGGACCCGCGAAGACGGATGGAAGACCGTGCGCGTCGACCTTCCCGACGGCTGGAAGGGCAGCCTCGACTCCTTCTACGAAGCCGGCCTGCCGCAAGAGGTCTGGCCCGACATCGTCGAGAAGGCCATGACCAACCCGACGGTCAAGGTCGACAACACCTTCCGGTACGCCTGCGGCATCGGATGGCGCATGGTCAAGGACCTTCACGAGCGGGCGCGCGAGATCGTCGCCCCATCGGGCAAGAAGAACAGCGGGGGGCTGAGCACGCTTGGACAGGCCGCTGTTGATTGCTGGGCGCACGCCTGGACAGCCGATCTGGAAGAGGCGCCCTCAGATCGAGAGCGCGCCGACTTTACGCGCAGCCTCATTGAGCTCGAGGCGAGCAGCGACTGGATCAATCCTGAGCGGCTGATCGTTGACGCCGTCTTCGGCGGATCCGCAGGCCTCTCGACCATTCAGGATGCAACGGCGGGTGCTGCCGATCAGGAGCGTGCCAACGTCGTCATCGAGTGGTGCGACGCCTGGACCGATCTCGACGGTGCAACCACGTATATCGAGCCGCCGGACACATTCCTCTTCAGGGTCGTACAGGACCAGGTCGACGACCTCGCAGACGGTGGCATATCGCTGGATCGCATCAGGCGCGCTGGAATCCTCGCCGGCTTCCATCACTCGTCCGAGCTCCACCACGGCCTGCGAGCGGACGAGCTCGAGCACACGGGGGCCGACGCCTTCCGGCAGCGAACCGTCGACCTCTGGACGCGCAGCTTCCGTGCGGGCGCCAACCGGTGGCCGACCGCCGACGAACGCGGCGCGTTCCTCGGCCACTACAACCGCGTAGCCGCGGACGGCAACTTCTACCTCAACGACATCCTCGCGGCTGCTGCGGCGGCAGGCGCGTACCAGAGCACGGACCCCACGGTCTGCCTTCCGCGGCACCTCTCAGCTCTGGAGATCGCTGCACAGCCGCTGGGCGGTGCTGCCTGATGAACTGCAACGAGAAGCCAGGGGGAAGCTGATGCCCTGGTTCAGGATCGATGACAAGGCGCACTCCCACCCGAAGCTGATCAAGGCTGGGAACGCTGCGCTCGGTCTTTGGCTGCGCTGTGGCGCCTACGCGGCCCAGCACCTGACCGACGGCATCGTGCCCGGCGTAGTCGCCGAGCTGTACGGCAGCAAGCCCCAGGCGGCCAAGCTCGTCAAGGCCGGCCTGTGGCACGAGCACGGCCACGACTGCCCCAGCGCGTGTCCCGACCCGGCCCCGGGCGACTACGTCTTCCACGACTTCCTCGACGACGGCCGCAACACCTCCCGTGCCCGTCACGAGGCGGAGAAGAAGAAGGCCCGCGACCGCCAGGCGAAGCACCGCGAGGGGGCCCGCGAGGACGGAAACGGCGACCGAAAGGCCGACGAAAAAAACAACTTTACCTTCGATTCGTCCTCGAAAAAAAGTGAAAGTGCTTCGGAAAAATCGACGTTGTTCGACTCCGTCGCAGGTCACGAGCATGAGTCACGGCGTGACGCTTCCGTCACGGGTATCCATGCCGGTGCCACTCCTTACCCCAGTACTTCCTACGGAAGTACTGGTGCTGCCGGCGAGCAGCGATCGGGCGGACTCCCGGATCCCCTCGCCGAACTGAAGCGCGGCATCGCCAACGCCGGCTTCTCGGGCGTCGCCTGGGACCTCCGCGAGTCCGGCTGGGAGTACACCCGCCAAGCCATCGAACGAGTCGGCGTCCCGGCGATGGTCGCCTACGCCGTCAGCTCCGCCCGCCTCAAAGGCCCACCGGCAGGCACCTCCGCCTGGGTTCAGGGCTGGAGAACCCTCGAGGCCCCCGAGCAGCAGGACGGCGTCAGCTACCTGCCCGCCGCTGTCGGACAGACCGGACCTGCCTCCCGCAATCAGCAAGAAGTCGACGACTGGGCCGACCGCGCCATGGTCCGAGCCCGAGCCCGAATGAATCAGGAGGGTCAATGAGCCCCGATGAAGTTGTGATTTTGGCCCGTTACGTGCGGGCGCTGTGTCCTGGCCAGAAGTTCGACGAGTACACCCCGGACGCCTGGCACGACGTCCTCGCGGACTTCGCTCTCGCCGATGCCCGTTCTGCTGCTGCCGCTGTTGCTCGTAAGCAGCCGTTCGTCAGTCCGGCCGAGATCATCACGGAGATTCGTAAGCAGCGCGACGACCGGGCTGCGGACTTCCAGGGCCCCGGCCTGTCGGCGGAGATCCCGGACGCGGACCCGGACGACGTTCAGGCATACCTGTCGGCGCTTCGTGGCCTGCGCACCCGCGCCGCGGATGGCCTCGAGATGAAGCGCCGTCCTGTCGCTGAGCTTCTGGCTGGGATCGGGCGCACGGTCCCGGGCGAGGTGGCCGCGGTGAAGCGGCCGGGCCCACTCGGCAAGGAGTGCCCGAAGTGCGGCGCGGCGATAGGCCGGCCGTGCCGGACGCCCGGCGGTAGCGAGCGGGCGCCCCACGGGGCCCGAGCCGGCGACACGGATCCGGCTGCCGAGCAGGCGGAGATGGAGCGCCGCAAGGCGGCTTCCGCCCGCAGTCTCACCCGCATGGAGGCCGAGGCGGACATCCCGGACGCGGTGCTCGTCGACGACGAGATCACGTCGTGACTGAGGTTGAGCGTGACGACGTCCGCGACATGCGGGAGCAGGGCGATCTCGGCAGGTTCCTCCGCGATCAGATCCGGGCCGGCCGCTCTCGCCGCGAAGACAAGCCGAAGCCCGTGGTCCCGAAGCCGCCCGGTCACCGGCCCGGCGCCTGGCCCCGCGGTACGAGTCCGCCGGGTCCGCCGCCGGAACGCCAGATCCCCGCCCATGTCTGGGATGCGGCGGTCCGCCACTACCGCAACACCGAGCACTTCCCCGACCAGCCCTGCGACTGCGGCAACTGCCCCAAGGAGAACCGATGACAGACAAGCCGATCGAAGCGAACTGCGACAACTGCAAGCAGCCTCGCCCGCTGTTCCTGTACGAGCCGGACTGCGGCCTCCACCTGGGAGCCGGAGCCTTCACCTGCCCCTGGTGCTCCATCGACAAGCAGCCGTTGCTCTGCGCCCCGTGCTGGTCCGCCCGTAAGGAGCGCGAGGACAACGACCCGCGGCTCCTCGAAGATGCCGCGGTCATGGAGAAGATCTGCGCCACCAACTCCCGCATCGCAGCCCGTCGCGAGGTCGAGAGCGAACGCCTCCGCCAGGAGTGCAGCGGGATCGCCGCTGCCACCGAGCGCGCGGAGGAGTCCCGATGACGCTTCACGCTGGTGCCCCCATGCCGGAGTCGCTGCGGCATTTCATGCGCGCCAAGCACCACCCGGCCCGCGCGATCCCCTGCCCGCACTGCGGGGTGGCCGCGCACAAGCCGTGCGCCCTGCGCACCACCGGCCGGCAGTTGCCGCAGCCGCACCCGCAGCGGATCTCCGCCTGGGCGCAGTTGTCCGCCTGCTGCCCCGAATGCCAAGTCGAACCGACCATCCCGTGCCACGACGAAGGCCGCGCCCGCACCACCGTCCACGCCCGCCGCTACCAGGAAGCCGAGGAGACAGCCGCATGAACGCTCGCACCAACACCCCCGACCGGATCCACTCCGCCACCTCCCGCACGATCACCATGAAGCGCTGCTGCAACGGCTGCGGCGAGTACGTCGGCGACGTCGACGACCGCGACGTGGACGAGCACGGCAACCTCACCGACGTCCGCGGCGAATGCGACAACTGCCGCCCCGTCGTCGAGCTGGAGGCAGTCGGCTGCAAGACGTGGCAGCTCACGCCTCGCAACCTGGCCCGCGTTGACCACGAGCTGGACAGGCTCGGCGTCTTCACCAAGCAGTTCACCGAGACCGACGACGACGGGCACGTGGTCACGATCGGCCTGCGCATCGGCGCCAAGCCCGGCCACGTCGTCGCCCTTTTCGGCGACTGGATCATCCGGCACCCCGACGGCGGGTTCAGCGTCCACAAGGCGCCCGCGGAGCGTGCCGCATGACCCGCACCTGTGACATCGACGGCTGCACCAACTACGCCCGCACCGGCCGGCGGATCTGCCACAAGCACCGGATCCGCATCGCCCGCCACGGCAACCCGGACTACACCGAGTGGACGGTTGCCGACGAGTACGACGTCGAGTTGATCGTCCGTGACGCCCGCCCGGTTGACGGTCTGACCCGGTTGGAGCGCGTCATGGTCGCCCGCGGGTTGTCCGAACGCGGCACCCCGGCCGGGGAGATCGCCCGCATCGTCGGCGTCACCCCGCGCAGCGTGTACCGGTGGCGGTCCGAGGGATTCAGGCAGGCCGCGTGATGCCGCGTCAGAGGCCCTCGGTTCGTGCTCCGAAGCCGAGCCAGCATGAGCGCGCTACCCGTCAGGCCGTCATCGACGTCCTGCTCGGGCGTGCTCTCCGTGGTGTTCTCACGATTCCGGAGGCGGTGGTGCTTGCCGACTATGTGCGGGCTGAGCGCCGTAAGGCGGAGAAGACGCGGCGGTCGCTGGGGGATACGACGCGCGCCTTGCAGCGGCATCGGGAGGCGGCCGACGAGGAGGTGCAGCGGCTCGAAGCCCGCGTGGGTGAGCTGGCAGGTGCAGACCCGGAGGCGCCACGGGAGCCGCCCAGCGCCCCCAGGAGCGTCCCGCAGCCGTCGGACGGGGCCCAGGAGCCCCGGATCGCTCCTGGGCCGTCTCAGGCCCGCACACGACCCGCGGCCTGACCCGCTGCCACCCCAAACCAACCCGCCCGCAACCACCCACCGAGGAGACCCGATGACCCTGCCGCTCACCCCCCAGCAACTCGACGACATCGAAGCCCGCACCAACGCCGCCACCCCCGGGCCGTGGGAGCCGTACCCGGCCTACGGGCCCGCGTTCCACGCCAACACCACCCACGGCCAACTGATGGGCGTCGGCGACCTGGAGTTCGGGGCCGGCGAGCAGGCCGAAGCGGACGCCGCGTTCGTGCGGCACGCCCGCGAGGACATCGACGCGCTGCTCGACGCGTACCGCCGCCTCACCACCGAACTCGCCGACCAGGCCGACGCGGACACCATCGCCGACCGTGCCACCCAGGTCATCACCGCCATGGGGGCCGACATCCGAGCCGCGCGCGCCGAACGCGACCGCTACCGGGCCGCCTGGCAGTCCGCCCGCTTCCGCGCTCAGGCCTACGGCGAGGGGATCCTCCGCGTCGTCAAGGACCGCGAGGCGTACCAGGGCTGGCTGAAGCAGGCCGAAGCCGAGAACCAGCGTCTGCGCGCCGCTCCCGGCGTGTGACCGACCCCCGCCCGTTGATGGCCGCCCGACCCCGACAACCCGCCCCACACCAGCCGGTCGGGGCGACAACCCAGGAGGAACCCGATGACCGACCCCCGCGCCCGTCAACTCGCCCAGCGCCGCCAGGACATCGCCCATGAGTCTGGCAGCGGCCTCAACCCCAGCTGGAACCAGCTGAGCCAGCAGAGCCAGAAGGTGCTGCTCGGCGAGGCCGAAGAGTGGCTGCGTGCCGCCGTCGAGGCCGGGATCGCCCCGATGGCCGACCGGCCGACGGACAAGCACAACGCGATCTGGCTTGGCGAAGAGGGCTTCATCTACGGCGAGTACCAGACCGTCCCGTCGTCGCACGGTGACGCGATCCTCCGCCTGGTCTGGGCGGCCGAGGTCTGCGACTCGAAGCGCGAGCTGGAGGATCGGGGGGCCGAGTTCCGGCTCCTCGGCTGGAGCCAGTGACCACACCCAACACCGGCCGCCGCCTGTCGGAAGCAGGCGGCGACCGGCCCGCCCATCCTCTCGCACGATCAAGGAGCAGCAGCATGACCGACACCACCGACCCGCAGGCCGCTCTCTACCGCCACCGCACCACCGAGATCGAAGCCGTCCAATGGACCGGCAGCAACGCCGACCAGTTGCGCGCGTTCTGCGGGCCCGACTTCGACACGATCGACCCGGAGGACCGCGCTGAGGACCCGGACCAGGACGCGCAACTGCTCAGCGACGCCAGCCACTGGGTGGGCCTCAAGCCCGGGGACTGGGTGCTGAAGTTCGCGGACTGTTTCACGGCCACGTCGGACGAAGCGTTCCAGACGGGGTGGGAGCCCGTCTCGTCTGCCGTCGCGGCGCCTGCCACCGGCCAGGCCGCGCTGCGGGAGCGGATCGCCGACATCCTCGCCGCCGCCGACGGCTGGACGTGGGCCGAGGGTTTCGACAAGACGAAGAGCCCCGCCTACCGGGGCTACCAGAGTCGCGCCGATGCGGTGCTGGCGGTGCTGCCCGCGACCGTCGACCGGGCAGACGTGTACGCCGAGGTCGCCGACCGGCTCGCCAAGGACGCCGAGACCGGCGACAAGGAGGGGCTGACCCGCATCTACCGACGCTCCGCCGCCAAGCAGGTCCGCGAGTGGGGTGACGAGCTGCGTCGTCTGGCCGACGAGACACCAGCCGACACGCAGGCCGCGGACCGTGTCGTGGCGTACCGCTCGCCCGGCACCCGAACCCTGTACTGCGTCACCTGCGCACGGCAGGAGACCGGATGGCAGCCCCTCACGCTCGCCGAGCTGCCGGGCGGTGCGTCGTGCGACTTCTGCGGCGGCAGCGTGCTTGCCATCGCCTCCCAGACGCTCGGTGCGGTCGTCGCCAGCTACATGCCGGACGCTGTGGTGCAGGCCGCCGCACCCCACACCGACGAGGAGGCCCACGAGCCGTTCCACTGCTGGCGTGTGGAGATCCTCGACGGCGACACGTGGACCGGCGACAGCCGCGGCTTCGGCGCCCGCTCCCTCGCCGTGGACCGCTACCAGGCAGCCAGCCAGAACGCACCGGCATGGGCCGACGGTCAACCCGTGCAACGCCGCATCGTCCGGGAGACCACCTCGTACACCGTCGAGCCCGCCGCCGGGCTGCCCGCTGGCGGGGCGCCGCAGGACGGAGACCGACCGTGAGCGAGCTCCTGTACGCCGCACTCCTGGCCGTGGGGTACGCCCTCGGCCGGGCCCGCCTCGGCCACCGCGCCTCCCAGTGGGCCGCCTGGCAGAACGTCGGTAAGCGGCCCGCCCGTCACAGCGCCCGCTGGTGGGCCGTGTGGCTGGTGCTGTCCGCCGAGAACATCGGCTGGTTGATCGCCCACCCCGTCCAGGGCTGGCATGCCTGGCAGCACCGTAACGACCCACCGCCGCCGCGCAGTCCGGCCGTTGAGATCCGCCGCGCCAACCGAGAGGAGCCCACCCCGTGATCGCTGAGGCCATCGACCCCGCCGCCTGACCCGCCCCGACCCCGGGCGGTGGTTCCGGCCGCCGCCCGCCTGGAGGAACACCATGACCGACCAGCCCATCCTGTTCGAACTGGTCCGCGACACCGACGTCTCGGGCGTCAGTGGCACCGGCAAGGTCGCCGAAGGGGCGATCTTCAGCGACGGCGAAGCAGCGGTCCACTGGCTCGGCGAGTGGCCCACCACCACCCCGCACCCGCGCGGCATCGCCTCGATCAAAGCCGTGCACGGGCACGGCGGCGCCACCCGCATAGTGCTGGCCGACGATCCGACAGCCCGCCTGGCCCGCATCGCCGAAGCACACAGCAAGCACGTCACGGGCGGAGGCCTCACCGACGGCGACTGCAACGAATGCGGCTACCCGCACCCCTGCCCGACCTTCACGTGGGCGACCACCGACCGTGATCCGCTGGCCACTTGGGACCCGGCCGACGACGAGCCGCAGCCTGCCGCCTGTCCGGCCCTGCTCGCCAAGGGCAACGGGCTGGGGATCGCCTGCTACGTCGAAGGCCCGCACGACATGCACGTCACGCAGTTCGGTGACCGGTGGACCGACGACGAGGCCACGTCGTGACGGCCGTTCCGCGTCCGCCGTTGGTGCGGGTCACGGCCCGGACCGCGGACATTCTCCGCCGCTGCTACCGGGGCGAGATACCCGCCGACGTCCTGGAACGCGCCGCCGTCATGCTCGCCACCGCCGACGGCCACCTCGACGCGGGCGGGCGGATCAAGAACGGGAGACGGCCGTGACCGTGCGCAAGACGTTGGATCAGATGAACAGCGACGACCTCGACGCCCTGCACGAGCGGCTCGACCGGATCCGCGACGCCGCCCGACTCCACCGACAGACGCTGATCGGCACCAGCGAGCTGTACGCAGTGATCGAAGCCCTCGACGCGCCATCCGGCCCGGCCCCGGCCCAAACCGGCGACGACGATGACTACTGCGGCGTTGACCCACCCCGCCGCGCCGACGACCCCAACACCCAGTGGGGCGACTGCTGGTGCACCCTCCCAACCAGCCACACCGGGCAGCACCACTGCCAGCCCTGCACCGACCGCCACGGCGCACCCGGATGGACCGACCAGCCCAAGGAGCAGTGACCATGCCCAGGTACCCCTACCAGGACGGCGACGTGACCGTCCTCGGCCCCGAGATCTTCGCCAGCAAGGGCGGCGCCGTCATCTCCTGGCGCGGCGACAACTACGTGCGCCAGCAGGACGCCGAAGCCCCCCGCGACCTGACCGCAGACGCCGTGTACGAGCTGGCGAGCGCCGTCCGCGACCTCGCCTCCTCGGTCCGCCTGGAGGCGGCAGACCGGGCAGAGTCAGCGCCGCCCAGCCCGCCCGTACACTGAACCCGCTGCCCGCCGGCTCCCCGCTCTGGCGCCACGGGTGGTCTTGCCGCTCCACGAGCACGCGAAAGGCCCCCGCTCCCGATTGGGAGTGGGGGCCTTCGTCGTGTGCGGCTACAGGCCGAGGCCGTCGGCGAGCAGCATCCGCGCCACCGTGTCCCGCTCGAACGCAGGCCGGCCGGACGGCATCGCCAGGATCCGGGAGCCGTCACGGCGCTCAACGAACGCGCCGAAGAACGTGCGGTCCGCGATCTGGGAGTCGACGAGCTCGACGCCGTGCGCGGCCAGCAGTTGGGGGAGTGGGGTGTCGAGGAGCGGGTCCGGCGTGACGGATGACGCAGGCGCGGGGACGGGCTTCAGCAGTAAGGTGTTCATCGAGACCTTCTCTCTGGCGAGTGACGGTTGAAGATCAGCGAGTTAGCGCTCGCTGGTTGAATCGGCCCGGTGTTAGCGCACCGGGCCGTTCGCATTTCAGTGAGGGAGCACGCCGTCGAGGTACTCCTGGACCGGACCGAACAGGCCGTAGGGCACGTACTCGGCGAGCTCGCCGTGCGCCACCCAGGCGACCGCGTCCAGCTCGTCGTCGTCCGCGACCCGGGCCTCGCCGTCGACGACCTCGCACGCCGTGTACGACATCGCCCGGCCGGTCTTCGGGTGGATGCGCTCGCCGAGCAGGCGCACCGCCTTCACGGTCAGCGCAGTTTCCTCGAGCGTCTCCCGGACTGCCGCGTCCTCGGCGCCCTCGTCGGCCTCGATTGCGCCAGCGGGGAACTGCCACATCAGCTCGCCCTCGGACACGGCGCGGCGGACCATCAGCACCCGCCCTTCGGACACGATGATCGCGGCGGAGATGCCGGGCTTCTCGGTGGTCGTCTCGGTCATGCGGCAGCCTCCAAGGCGTTCAGGATGGGCGGGTAGATCTGGTCGTGCGGGATGAAGCGGGTGAGGGCAGTGCGCGGCGCCCAGGTGACGTCGACGTTCTCCAGCGGATCCAAGTTCGCGGCCTCCCCGGCGAGGTGATCGGCCAGGTAGTACGAGGCGACGACACCGGTCACCGGGTGGACGCGCTCGCCCAACTGCTCGCGGATCGTGCAGTGCACCCCGGTTTCCCCGTGGGTTTCCTGAACGGCGACCGTCGACGGGTCGGAGCCCGGCTTGACCATGCCGGCCGGGAACTGCCAGCGGATCTCGCCATCCCCGCGCCGGCACACCAGCAGGACGTCATCGCCCCGCACCACGACCGCTATCGCCACCCTGAGGGCCTGCGCCTCCATGCGAGGGGCGGGTGGGCGCAGCAGGAGTGCGAACCGTCGCTGCACCGTCTCACCCGCCTGTTCGTATGCCGTGTCGAGGATCTGCTGGACCTCGGTTCGGTGGATCATCCCGGGGGCGCTGTGCCAGCGGGTGATGGTGCGCGGGGAGATTCCGAGGCGTTCACCGAACGCCTCGTTCGTCATCCGCATGGCCTCCTGGAGGAGGCACGCTGATCGGCCGGTCCATGTGCCGACGACGTCCACAATGAGGCTCCCGTGCTCGTTGCGCTCGGGTCTGGCGTGCTGACGGCGACCTGGTGTCGCCGCGGTGTCTGGCTACTGATCGTCTGGCTGATCGGTGTCGGGGGAGTGTCCTTCTGCCGTGCGCGCGCGAGGCGTTGGCTGGACGGCATGAGGTTTCCCCCGGTCGCTGCCCGAGGTCATTCCGGCTTGGCCGGCCGCTCCGGCAGCTCGTCTGTGTCGCGCACGAGCCAGCGCAGGAACGCGTTGATGTGGTCGTTCATGGTGGAGTCCACCGCTTTCACGGCATCTTGGGCGCGCTCGTACAGCTCCGGGTCAGGGCGGTACGTGCGGGCTCTCTTGAGGTGGATTCCGGCTGGCATGAAGAAAGAATCCCACAGTGGATTGCCACGGTCTAGGGATGGCGCTACTTTAGTGGAGTGCCACTCAGGGCCGCTCCACCGGTCCGAATGGGACAGCTGTGCTGCTCCACCAGCACCCACAAACGAAGACGGCCCCAGCTCAGGGACTCCACTCCCTGGCCAGGGCCTGACCACCAGGTTCTAACGAGGAGACCCTGTGGCTACGACAGATCTTAAGGCTGCGCTGGTGCGCACCGAGACCGCCCCCGTTTCGTCGGCGGCTCGCATGAGTCAGCTCCGGGAGTCCATCGCCCGCCGCGCGCTTGCCACCATCGGCACCCCGGCCGGCGCCCGCATCCTGCGGGTGGTCCGTACCGGCACCGTGCTGACGGTCGCCACCGAGCAGCCCGACGGCTATTTCCGGTTCGCGGTCGACTCGTTCCGCCTGCCCACCCCCGCCGAGACGGACCCCGACCAGGTCGACCCGTACACGCCCGGGCAGTGGATCCTCACCGACCAGCTCGGCGACCACGTCGACTGCCACATCGATCGGATGATCGCGGAGGCCACCACCTACGCGGGCGTCATCCGGGAAGCGGCGGTGACACGGTGAGCACGACCCTCGAGGCTCTGGACGCCGCCGCCCACGCCGCCGCGTCCTTCGTCCGGACCGCCCCGCCGGCCCCGCGCCCGCAGCGCACGATCCTGGAGCGCTTCCAGGCGGGTGGCCCGCGCGGCTCCTGGCCGGCGGAGGAGTACGCGGCCGACCGTCGCCGTGAGGGCATCCCCGCCCACGTCGTCATGGACCTCGCGTCGGACACGTTCCTCGTGATCGTCGAGGCCACGTCGTGACCACGGCCGAGCGCGAGCTGCTGCAGGCCGTCCTGGAAGCCCTCGACATCCCGGCGCCGGCCACGGTCGGCGACGGCGAGGTCCACGACCGGATCCTGCTCGAGCGCGTCACGCACGCGAAGATCGCTCTCCGTGGCGCACTGGAGGAACGCCCGCCCGGCATCGAGTGGGACACCGACTACCTGCGGGAGCGGCTCGCCGAGCACCCGCCCACCGGCTACCGGGCGTGGGGTGAGCAGTCGTGACTGATGCCGAGCGTGACGCCCTGCATCGGAAGCTCGCCACCGTCAACAAGCGGTCCGAGTCCCGCCCGAAGTAACCCCCTAGACCGGCCGCGGGGCGATCCGACAACCCCCCCGTCACGCCCCGCGGCCACCCCCAACCCGTCCCACCTGACCAGTGAGGAACCACTTCCATGCCGCTGTACCTGATTGCCGACGCTCTGGACGTCTACGAGGCCGCGCAGCGTGCCCGTCTCGACCTGCAGACCAGCTACGAGATCGCTCTCGACTCGGGCGACGAGATCGCCATGCGGCGCATCAAGCGCCTCGCCGCCGAGTACGACCTGCGCAACCCCGGCGAGCCGCCCGTCCTCGACGACGTCGCTTAGCCCCAAGAGCCGCCGTGGCGGCGAGGAATCCACACCCCCGCGGACTCGCCGTCACGGCCACCAGACGCACCAACCCAACCCACAACCCGAGAGGAGCCCGACGACATGGGCCTGTTCAGCCGCAAGACCAACAACAGCGCCATGGGCAGCACCTGGCATGCGCACGTCCGCATCGAAAAGAGGGGGGAGTTCGCCGAGTACAAGGACGTGGTCTCCACCCGAAGCCGCAACTTCACGGCCAAGGAGATCGAGAAGGAAGTCATCGGCGCGATCATCAGCCGCTTGCCGCACCTGAAAGGCGGACGAGTCACGTCCACCATCCGACGCGTCCGCTGACCAAGCCGGGCGCCGCTGACCGGCTGCCCGCGGCGCCCGTCCCCCACCGGGCGCCAAGGAGAACCGGCGCAGCACCAACCCACTGACCGCCCCATCGAAGGGAGAGCCCGCGATGCGTGTGCTCCTCGGCCTGCTCATCGCAGGCTTCCTCATCCTCGTCGGCGTCTGCCCGTCGGTCGCCGACGCGCTCGGCTCGCTGCTGTGGGCCGTGTTCGGGCTCGTCCTGCACGGTGCTGCCGTGCTCCTCGCCCAGACCGCCGTCCAACTCCTGCTTGCCGCCTGGCTCGGCGTGCACCTGTACCGCAACCGGAGGATCGCGTGAGCATCGACCCGGGTGCCTTCCAGCCGCTCCCGATCCGCGACGAGCGGACGGTCGCGGCGCGCGCCGAAGCCGAAGCCCTCCTCGCCCAGGCCAACAAAATGCACGCCGAGTCTGGCGTCAAGGCGGAGCGGATCGTCGCCGACGCCCGATCGGAGGCTGACCGCATCCGTACCGCGGCCCGTGCCGAGGCGGAGGTGCGGCAGCAGCGCGACGACAACCTCGACACGTGGGCGGCCCGCGCCATCATCGCCGGCACCGTCGGCCTCACCGCGTCCGGCGAGTACGCGCTCGCCCGCATGGTCGGCTTCGACGCCACAGTGGCCTGGCTGCTGCCGTTCGTCATCGACGTGTACGTCATCCAGGCCTTCCGGCGGCACCGCGACATCGTGCAGGCGATCACCCTGACGATCACGGCGAACGTCGCCTACCACCTTGCCGACGCCCGCCTGTTCGGGCTCACCCCGACCGCCAAGCCGACGTGGTGGCTGATCGCCATGGTCGCCTCCGTCGCCTCCCTCATCCTGTGGCGCGTCCACCTCATGACCGCCCCACCGAAAGCCGCCAAGGAGCGCCGGGGGCGGCGACGTGATGAGCGTCGCGAGGCGCCCGTGAGCGTCGAAGTTGAGCGCGTCAGTGAGCGCCCGCAGGAGGAGCGGAAGGCGCTCACAGCGAGCGCCGGTGAGCGCGCTCAGGAGCCCGCCACTGAGCGCCCGAATGAGCGCGCACCTGAGCGCCCCGCCAAGCCCGTTCGTGAGCGCCGTGAGCGCGCTCAGACGAAGCCGAAGAAGAGCGCGCCCACCTCCGTAACCGACCGCCGCCGTGAGCGCGTCCGCGCCCTCTACGACGAGCTCGGCCAGCGACCCGAATGGACCGAGATCCGTGACGCGCTCGTCGCCGCACGGCTCGCCGAAAAGACCGTCTCCCGCGCCACCTGCCAGCGCGTCCGAGACGCCATCGAGAAAGACGAGCCCAAGCTCGCCGGACTCGGCTCCGACAACGTCCGCGCACTCCCGGGGAGCTGACCCATGACCACCACGACCGAACCGATCAGCATCACCAAGAACGACGAGGCCGTCATCGCAGCGGCCGAGGAAGTCGTCGAGGCCGTCGACCGGGCCGACAACGCGCTCGCCGACTGGCTCACCGTCCCCGATACCCCCGTCCTGCCCGCGTGGGCTCGCAACTGGGCGTCCGTCAAGGCCAATCACGCCGCCCTGTGGAAGGTCGGCTGGTGGCACGCCCGCTACCACGGCATCCGCAGCCCCAAGTACGCCGTCAAGATCGCCGGGTATTCGACGCGCGGCGCGTTCCGCGGCAGCCGCAAGCTGTGGCCCGTTCTCGCAGCTCAGGACCACACCCGGACCGTCAAAGCACTGCGCGCCCAGTCCAAGGCCAAGCCCGAGGACGTCGACCTCGCCCTTCGCTACCAGATCGCCCACCGGGCCCGCACCGAAGCCCGCAGGTGGCGCTGGGGAACCGCAGCCCTGTTCTTCGGTGCCGGCGCGGTCGCCCTCTCCTTCGCCAGCCTCGGCCTCCAACTCGCCGTCGGCTGCATGGTCTGCGCAGGCCTGACCGCGATCGGCTGGTCCGACGAGGCGCAGATCCTCGACCACGGCACGCCGCCCCTGCGGATCGCCATGGACGCGCAGCAGCTCAACGACTCCCTGCGCGCAGTCGGTCTCCTCAAGCAGGGCAAGGGCGACGACGAAGGGCCCAAGGTCAACTGCATCATGGGGCCCCTCCGTGACGGAAACGGCTGGTCAGTGCTGTTCGACCTGCCCCGCGGCGGCGGCAAGACCGCAGCCGACGTCCTCGCCAAGCGCACCTCGATCGCCGCCGAGCTCGGCGTCGACGAGATCCAGGTCATCATGTCCCGCGTCCGCGCCGCCAAGGGCGGACACGCCGGCCGCGTCTCCATGTGGGTTGCCGACGACGACCCGTACCTGGCCGAGCCGGTGGTATCGCCGCTGGTCAAAGCCGAAAAGTTCGACGTGTGGGACCCGATCCCGTTCGGTCACGAGGCCCGCGGGAACCGGATCACCCTGCCCATCATCTGGCAGTCGATGTTCTTCGGCGGACTGCCCCGCCGCGGCAAGACGTTCAGCCAGCGGCTGCTCTCAGCTGCGGGAATCCTCGACCCGTGGGTGCGGCACTACGTCGCCGACGGCAAGGGCGGCGCCGACTGGATGCCGATGCGGGCGGTCGCCCACCGCATGGTCATGGGCGCCGAGGATGACGCCATTGACGCCCTGAAGGCCATGCTCAAGGAGCTCCTCGCGGAGATGGAACGCCGCTTCGCCCTCTTCCGCAGCCTGCCCACCTCGCTGTGCCCGCAGGGCAAGCTGACGAAGGAACTGCAGGTCAAGTACAAGCTGCCGTTCATCTTCGTCACCATCGACGAGCTGCAGGAGTACCTGACGGCGATGGAGAAGGACGAAAAGGATCAGGTCATCAACGACCTGTGCCGCATCGCCCGCCGCGGCCCGGCGGCCGGGTTCATCTCCAACTTCGCCAGCCAGCGCCCCGACGCCGACAGCGTCCCGACGAAGCTCCGCGAGATCATCACCATCAGGTACTCGACGCAGGTCGTCGACCAGACCAGCTCAGACATGGTGCTGGGCAAGGGCAAGGCCTCGCAGGGCGCCGACGCCTCGGTGCTGTCCGAGGATCACATGGGTGTCGGTGTCCTGGTCACCGGCCCGGCCTCGTTCGTCACCGTCAAGGCCGACTACCTCGACGGGCCGGCGTTCGTGCAGATCTGCTCAAAGGGCCGTGACCTGCGGAAAGCCGCAGGTCAGCTGTCCGGCGACGCGCTCGGCGACGTCACCTCATCGGCAGCCGAGCAGGGGTACACCGTGCCCGAGGTCATCTCCGACGTCCTCGAAGCGATGCGCCACTCGGTGCGCATGTTCACCACCGACCTGCTCGCCGCGCTCGTCCGCATCGACGAGGACACCTACGGCGACTGGGACGCCGAGAAACTCGCCGCCGAACTGGAAAAGGCCGGCGTCCGCCGCTCCAGCAAGCAAGTGAAGATCAACGGCGAGAACCGGGCTGGCTACCAGCGTCGCGACATCGAGGACGCCGTGCCCGTCGAGCTCCTCAACGACCTCGCCGCGGCATGACCGGTAGAGCCCCCCGGCTCTACCGACCCCGCTACCCGACCAACATCAACACCCCTCTACCGGGGGCCCGAAAGTAGCGGGGCCCCTTTACCCCGGTAGCACCCCCGGTAGAGGCCCCTGACCTGCGAAGTAGCGCCGGTAGAGGGGGTGCAGCACCCGCCCGTGGAACCCCACCCAGACAAGGAGAACCGCATGTCCGACTACCCGCGTCAGTACACGGCCGGTGAGCGTTTCGAGCGTGCCCGGCTCATCGTCAAGGGCGGCCGTCAGGCCGCGCAGCGCGGCAGTGAGCATGCTGTCGACGCCCGTATCGAGAACCGTATCGACCGCCTCGACCAGAAGGCTGAGGAGCGGTACGCCCGCAGTGCCGGCATCGCGCTCGGCGCGCTCGAGAGCGCAGAGAACGAACTCGCCAAGGCCGAGCACGCGCTGCGCATGGCGAAGGGCCCGGAGAAGGCTGCCGCCCGCCGTGCCCGCAACGACGCCAAGGCGAAGGTCCGTCGCGCCGACTCCGCCGCCCGCAAGTACCGCTGACCCGAAGGAGAACCATCCGCCATGACCGTTCTGCCCGAGCCGACGCCCACCGCCCCCCAGGCTGGGCAGGCCAACTCGCTCACCGACGCGGTCATTCAGGCCGCCGTCGACAATGCCATCGACAAGGCCCGGCGGCACGACACGAGTCCCAAGGCCGTCATCGGCAGCGCCCCGCCCATAGCCCAGCCGGGCCGGCCGCCGATGAGTCAGGGCGCGACCGATGCGAGCGTGCTCATGCTGGCCGGGGGAGGCGCCGTCTCCATGGTCAGCCTCAGTGCGGCCGTCCTCATGTACGCGTCGCAGTACGCCGACCCGGTCGTGTGCGGTCTCGTGTTCGGCGCGCCGACCGCCCTCGTGCTCGCCCTCGCCCGCCTCGCGAAGCGCGCCAAGCCGGAGCCGGAGATCCACCACCACTACACCGGCCCCGTCTACCAGGACCACCGGGAGACCCACACCAACACCCGCAGCGTGTGGGCCAAGAACATCAACCAGCAGTAGGAGGAGCCGTCTGACTCGTCGCACGCCGTGGCCCCGGCCTCCGCCGGCCGGGGCTCTTCGCGGCCGAAATCACCTCACGAAACGTGCAACCGCACGGTTCCTTCACCAGTCCTTTACTCGTACAGCACGAACCCCAGGGGGGATCATGAGCAACCAGTACCCGCAGCAGCCCCAGCCCGGATGGGGCGGACCCCAGCAGCCCTACGGCCAGCCGCCGTTCCAGCCGCAGCCGCCGAAGAAGCCCAGCACCGGAAAGATCGTTGGCCTCGGCTGCCTCGGCGTCCTCGCCCTGATAGTCGTCATCGCCATCGGCGGCGCCATCGCCGGAAGCGGCAGCAGCAACGACGACCAGGCCGGCGGATCCAGCGACGTCAACGTCACCGCACCCGAAACCAGCGACAAGCCCACGGGCAGCGCCACCAACAACGGCAAGAAGAAGGCCGACGACAAGCCGGCCGCCAAGCCGAAGCCGAAGCCGAAGCCGAAGGTCGTCACCTTCAAGGTGTGGGGCACCGCCCCCGCTGGCGCACTCGGACCCCTCGACATCACCTACGGCTCCGACTCGGACAACCGCGACGGCAAGTTCTCCAACGGCAAGTTCGAGGCCACCCTGCCCCTGAACGACGACGCCATGTACTACACGGTGACCGCCCAGTTGCAGGGCTCCGGAGAAATCAACTGCTCCGTCACCGTCGACGGAAAGACGAAGAAGGGCCACGCGTCCGGCGGGTACAACATCTGCGACGCGCAGCTCAGCTCCGGACTCTTCGGGGGATGGAACTGACATGGCCGACCTCATCCCACCCATGCCCGACGTACCGCCGCCCGCGCCCGACCCGAAGAAGTCACGCGCCAATGCGATCATCATCGGGTCTGCTGCCGCCATCATCGCCGCGGTCATTGCCACCGGAATCGTCGTCGTGCAGGCCGGAGGCGACGACAGCAAGCCGGCCGCTACGACCTCGAGCGCCCCGGCCGAGAACGAAGCGACCACAGCAGTGCCGGACCCGGAGCCGGCGTTCGACGAGATCGACGCTTACAGCTTTGAGATCAAGCTGCGCACCACCAGCCGTCAGTGCTTCGGATCGGCGGGCTGCAACGTGACAGTCGAACCGGACCTGACCTACCTCGGCGACACCGAGAGCATCGACCCGGACGCCGTGTACGAGATCACCTACGAGATCCGGGGCGACGAATCCGGGCCGGTAATCGAGACGGCCGAGCTGACGGACCGGACGAGCCTCAACTACTCCGAGTCGATGATCAGCACCGCGTCGTCGGGCACGAAGGTGTCCGTGGAGATTACCGACGTCCAGGGGGGATGACGGCCGACGTCCCGTCAGGCCCCGCACCGGATCTTCCGGGCGGGGCCTTCGTCTTGCCTGGTACGGCGCGGGCCATCCACCGGTCATCGGTGAGCAGCTTCGGCAGCATCGCCGTCTGCAGGCCCAGCGACTCCAGCAGGCGCAGGCCGGCCGCGCACTCCTGCTCCGTGTCTGCCTGCACCGCGAAACGAAGCGCCATAGGGGCAGTGTGACGCGGGCGGTGGGGGAGTGGGGCGGGAAGTGCCGAGTTGCCCTCAGCAGGCCATCCGCCGGCGTGTCAACCCTCTGGTGCACACTTGACTCAGCGTCACCATGCTTCCCGTACCCGCCGCCGAGGAGCCACCGTGCACGACCACATACCCGCACCCTGCCCAGGCCCGTGCAACAACGCCTGGCGCCGCGCCGAAACCGCACTCGAAGCCGACGGCACCGAACACCACATCACCCCCGCCTGGGGGCAGCCCGTCCAGTGCTACAGCTGCGTCGGCCGCGGGCGCGAGCAACTTGCCGAACTCCCCGAACTCCTCGCCGCCGTCCACCTCGAAGCGCTCTACGGCACACCAGCGAAGCTCGCCGGCACCATAGGTCGCGTCGGCGCCCCCGTCTGGCCCGGCCAGGCATCCCGACTCCTCCTCGACCGCATCCTCGGCGAGATGGAAGAACTCGCCAACGACATCCGAGATCTACGCGAGATAGCCCGCGTCCGGGCTACTGGCAGCACCCAGCCCGCCCGTGAAGGCCGCCGCATCACCGCCACCGTTGCCCTGCTCGGCGCGCACTGGGAATGGGCCATGCAGCACCACCCGGCAGCCCAGGAGCCTCACGACCGCGACAACGCCAACCCGGCAGGACAGGTCGCCAGTTGGCACCGGTCAGCCCAGTTCTTCACCAGCCGCAACAACCCGCGCGTCCAGATGGCCGCACCCTGCCCGCGCTGCCATCTGAAGACGCTCGCCCACTGCAACGGGGAGACCTTTATCTCCTGCCGCAACCCCGAATGCGAGCTTCTGCTGAGCCGCGAAGAGTACGACCGGCGCGTGAAGGAGATGACGGAAGCGATCACACTTGGTCAAGCAGCTTGACCGTGATCGCAGTTTGTGTCAGATTTCTGCACGGACCACTATGCCCACACAAGGCCCCGCAGCCCCACGGCGCGGGGCCTTCGGCATGCAAGGAGGCCGCCGTGGTCGAACTCGACGGGGACCTCACCCGAAAGACCTGGACCGTCGCCGAAGCAGCAGAAGCCGCAGGCGTCGGACGCGACGTGATCTACCAGTGGAAGAAGCGCGGCAAGATCAAGCCCGTCAACAGGCAAGGCTGGCCCCGCTACCGCGCCATCGACGTCCTCCGCGCCGAAGCCGCCACACGCGAACGCGCACACCGCGCCGCATAGCTCGGGGTCCACGGCGGTCACCCCGACGCCCCGCCGTCCGCAACGCCCCCGTCACGGACGGCGGGGCTCACCTCGCGCCACGCGGCGCCTACCCGTAAGGAGGCCGCGTGGCCGACGCATTGACCAACACGGGCGAGAACCTGGCCATGGACTGGCTGAACCCCGCGCTCACCGCACCCACCCGGCCCACCGCGCCGCTCAAGGTCGCGCTGGTGACCGCGAACGGAACCGACACCACAGCAGGCACCGAGGTCGCCGGTGGGTCATACGCCCGGCAGAACCTCACCATGGCCGCTGCCGTCAACGGCGCCACCAGCAACTCGGCCGACCTCGTGTTTTCCGGCATGCCAGCCGCGACCGTCGTCGGCGTCGAGGTCTACGACAATGCCGGGGCGCCCGTCCGCCTCTGGTACGGGGCGCTCGCCGCATCCCGCACCGTCGCCGCGGGCGATGAACTGCGACTCACTGCCGGGTCTTTGGCATTGTCGATCAGTTGATGGGAGGTCGGCGTGCCGTCCCTGTCGACGTTGATCGATAACTTCAATGCGGGCTCGATAGGCCCGAACTGGGGCAACTCCTACGGCGGCGCGAGCCAGTCCGGCGGCAAAGCCCACGTCCCCTGCACTACCGGGTTCGCCGGCTTCCAGACCGCCTACAGCTGGACCATGGCGGGTGCGTCGTTCTTCGTCGCCGTCACCACCGTCCCGGCCGCGTCGACCGCGACCGAGGCCTACGCCTCCGTGTTCGTCAACGCGCCCGGCATCGGCGACGCGGGCGGCCCACAAGAGGGTTACCGCATCGGCTTCGTCATCAACACCGTCACCGGGCTCCTGCGGTGCAAGAACGACACCGGGTACTTCGACGCTGGATCCGTCGACATCACCTACTCGTCGACCACTCACAAGTTCCTGCGCCTACGCGAAGACGGCACCAACGTCTACTGGGACACCAGCCCCGACGGGACAACGTGGACCAACCGGCGGACACTCGCAACGCCCGCCTGGGTTACCGGCTCGGTCGACAACTGCTCACTCGACCTCTCCGCGCACCGTGACGCAGGAACCGCAGACGAAGTCGCCTACGACCTGTTCAACACCCTGTCCGACGGCGGCGTGACGACCGCATCGGCGACGCTCACCGTGGACGGGTCGCTCACGGCGAGCGCCATCGTCTCAGTCGCCTCGGCTGCCGTCCTGACCGCCGACGCAAGCCTTGGCGCGGCGCTCCTGCTGTCCGCGCACACGGAAGCCGACCTGACCGCGACGGCGACGCTCACCGCGGATGCGGCCGGTACCGAGATCCCGGAGGTGGCTGCTTTGTCTGCCGGTGACTGGGACCTGTACATCGAGCAAGGCTCCACGTTCGTGCAGACGTACACGGTCGCCGACGACCCGGCGTTCACGTGGACAGGCTGGTCGGTGCGCGCGCAGATCCGGTCCGCGCCCGCCGACTCCGGTGACCTGATGCTCGACCTCACCGACTACCTGACGATCACCGGGGGCTCTATCCAGTTGGCCATCCCCGCCGCGCAGACTGAGACCCTCACCCGCAACGGCGTGTGGGACCTCGAAGTCGTGCAGGGTGCCACTGTCGTGCGGCTCTTGAAGGGCAAAGCGGTCGTGTCGTTGGAGGTGACCCGTTGAAAATCCAGGTCACTGGCGAGCAGTCCGTCGACGAAATCCAGGTCACCGGCGGCCAGCAGGCCCGTGTCATCGACGTCACCGCCGGCCTCGTGTCCTCCGTCAACGGCCACACTGGCAGCGTCACCGGGCTCGTCGAAGCCGCAGACGTGCCCGCGCTCGCCGCACCGGCAGCCGAAGCCGCCGCAGCCGGGGCAGTCGCCGATCACGTTGCGGCCACCGACCCCCATGGTGACCGGGCGGCGGCAGCAGCAGACGCCACCGGCAAGGTGGCCGCGCATGCGGCAGCAGTCGACCCGCACGGCGACCGCGCCTACGCCGACAGTCGGATCCCCCTCGACTGGGTCAACGTCAAGAAGGGCTACGGCGCCAAGGGCGACGGCGTCACCGACGACACCGCGGCCGTTCAGGCTGCCATTGACGCGGGTGGTCCGGTCTACTTCCCGCCCGGTACCTATCTGGTGGGGACGCTGGAGGCCAGGCTGGGCATGGTGCTGATCGGCGCCATGCGTTCGGCCTACGCCTATCCCGTACCCGCCACCCGGTCCAGCACGCTGAAGCTGAAGAGCGGCGTGAACGGCCACCTGATCCACGCGGCCGACGGCATCAACAACGTCCAGATCCACGACCTGGCGTTCAACGGGAACAAGGCGGGCAACACCAGCGGCGACATCATCCACCTGGACGCCGCCAGCGCCCAGGACACCTCCTGGCATCTCTACGACTGCTACTTCGACAACGCCCCGCACGACGGACTTTTCATCGGCTCCGGACGGCAGGCCGTCAAGGTCAACCGCACGTGGATCATGCGGGCGGCGAACGCCGGGATCACCGTCAACGGGCCGGACTGCGGATTCGACACGGTCTTGATCGGCCTGTCCGGCAACTTCGGCATGTACATCGGTGTCGGCGCCAACGTCCAGCACATCACCGACTGCGACATCTGGTCCTCCGGCCAACACGGCGTCGTCGTCGACCAGGCATCCATGGTGGCCATCACCGCAACCGGCATCGACCGCCACCAGCAGTCCGGCATCGTCGTCCTCAACGGCGACGTCACCATCCGCGGCTGCATGCTCCACGGCAACTCGCAGGCGGCCAACGCCACCTACCCGCACATCCGGGTGGACAACGGGAACGTGTCGATCGTCGGCTGCATCTTCGGCGGCACCACGTTCGTCAACAACCCGACCTGGGCGATCCAGGTCACGTCTCCCGGAGTGATCCGAGAGAACTCCAACGTTCTTCTACCGACCTCGGTGGTGACCGGCTACATCAACAACACCAGCCAGGTCAACAACACCATCACCGGGAACCTGACCACGAGCGGCACCTTGACGACGGGCGGCGCGCTCGCAGCAGGCGGCAACATCGCGATCGGCTCCGGCAACCAGGTCAACGCCGGGTCTTCCGGGTCCGTTGCCACGTTCGCTAGCCAGCGCACCAACTCGAGCGACGGCATTATCAGCGGCAGGGCTAGCGGCGATTCCGTCAACCGGTACGCCGTAGCCGCATCCGGTTCGCATACGTGGGGCCCGGGCGGTTCGACCGCTGCCGATGTGACCCTGGCCCGCGGGGCGGCCAACCGCCTGGACCTGACCACCGCGGACATGCGCATCGCCACCGCTGGCCGCGGCCTCATGGTCGCCGAAGGCGCCAACGCGAAGATGGGCACTGCGACGCTCAACGGCACGACGAACGTGACCGTGTCGACCACGGCCGTCACCGCGAACTCGCGGATCATGCTTACGACGCAGGCAGCGTCGGCCACCTACGGGGCGCCCGTCGTTGCCTCTCGCATTCCAGGAACGTCGTTCGTCATCAAGTCCACCGTTACCGGAGACGCGTCCACCGTCGCCTGGATGATCGTCGAACCGGCATAAGGAGCAGCTCATGCCCACCAGCGATGCCGAGGGCAAGGACTGGTCCCTCGCCCGCTTCACCACCCTCAAGCCCAACACCGTGTGCGACATCGGGCCCGGTGAAGGCACCTACGCCAAGCTGTTCCGGCCCGCCCACGAGGGCGTGTGGTGGACAGCCATCGAGATTCACAAGCCGTACATCACCAAGTACAAGCTGAAGTCGACGAAGACTCGCGGCATGTACGACGAGATTCACATCGAAGACGCCCGCCAGTCCGAAGGGCACCTCTTCCACCGCGACCTCGTCATCGCCGGGGACGTCCTCGAACACATGGAACGCGACGACGCCGTCGCCCTGCTACAGCGCATCGTCGACGGACCCGAAGACGCCGAAGGCGCCCAGAACATCCTCGTGTCCCTGCCGATCGTCGAAGCGCCGCAGGGCGAGGTCGACGGCAACCCGAACGAGGCGCACGTCCACCACTGGGACGCCGACGACATGGATACCGTGCTCGCCCAACTCGGCGGCCGGACCGAGTCGATGCGCGGCAACACGCTCGGCGTGTGGTGGTGGAGCCGGCGCGCGTGAGCGGCCGGTGGCAGGGGTCTGATCGTAAGGCCCGGCTCCCGTCTGGCTGGGCGAAGATCAGGGCGCGTATCCTGGCCCGCGACCCCATCTGCAAAATTTGCGGGGTGCGTCCTTCCACGCACTGCGACCACGTCCAGGCAAAGACCGACGACCACGCAGAAGACCGGCTCCAAGGCGTGTGCGCCACCTGCCACGGACTGAAGTCCAGCCAGGAAGGGAACGCCGCGCCACGGCCGGCGGACGGACACAAGCGGCCACCCGAGCAGCACCCAGGGCTCAAGGGGTAGACGTACCGCAGCCCGCGCCGCAGGAAGGGTGATCACGGTGGCAGCACGAGGACGAGGAGCCCGCAGTAAGCGGGGCAATGCCGAGACTCTCAGGCGCTACTGGTCGACCGGCGAAGGCGCAGCCAAGATCCGATGGGGAACACCAGGCGACTGGACCCGCTGCACCAAGCAGCTCCACACGTACATGGGAGCTAGGGCCAAGGGCTACTGCCAGCTCCTCCACATACGCAACACGGGAGTGGGTACGGGCAGCAGGCTCAACCCAGGTAGGAGGAGCGGCCGGTAGGGCAGGCGCGCGGGGCAGGGCACGTGGCAGCCAGGCTCGGTGTGGTGTAGGCGGTGCAGGCTGAGGTCGTTCCGCACACGCAAGCGCCGATAACGCAGCACAACACTCGAAGTGCATAAGTGCTGACGAAACGGTCGTGTGTGGCACAGGCCTACATGAAGGCCAAAGCGGACATTCAGCACTCAATGGGACTTGCCCTCCGAGTCAACCCCGATCGCTCAAACCGGACATAGGGGGCGTACCCCCCACCCCCCAGATCTTCCGGATCGGGGCCGTATAGCACCTGGCTTTCTGTACGGGTTTCCTAGGCCCTGGCCTGCCCGTTCGCGCCGTGCCGGTTCTCGCCCTGGTGGCGCCTCTGGCCGGCGCATTGCATCTGCCCCGCGTGCCCTGGTGGTGCGCTCTGACCCTGGAGGTCGTCATGGGCACTCGTGGACCCATACCGAAGCGCAGCGAGGAGCGCCGTCGCACCAACAAGGACGACGGCCCGGACCTGATCCAGGCCCCTGCGGGGGCGCCGGATGAGCTGCCGGATCTGCCGGAGCCGGATGCGCTGTGGCATCCGATTGCCGCGGACTGGTACGTGTCTCTGCGTGAGTCTGGCCAGGCCGCGTTCTATGAGCCGTCGGACTGGGCGGTTGCCCGGTACGTGGCGGAGTTGATGTCGCGTGGCCTGTCGACGGACCGGGCGCCGAACGGCCAGTACGTCGCTGCCCTGAACTCTGCGATGTCGTCCCTGCTGACGACGGAGGGCGACCGGCGCCGGGCCCGCATGGAGCTGGAGCGGAAGCCGGCCGTGAAGCAGACGCCGGCGTCTGTGACGGCGATCGCCGACTACCAGTCCCGCATCGGTGGCTGAGGGGGAAGTCCCCGAGGTCGTCACGCCGTTCACGATCGGCCCGACGTGGAAGCGCGGCCCGGACGGGCGGTTCGTCTTGCCGGACTACACGCTTGGCTGGCATGCGCTGGCCTGGTCAGCGACCTATCTGCAGCACTACGCGGGGGCGCCCTGGCGGTACACGGCAGAGCAGGCGCGTCTGACGCTGTGGTGGTACGCGATGGATCCGGCGACGAACCGGTTCTTGTGGCGTGACGGCGTGATCCAGCGGCTGAAGGGCTGGGGCAAGGACCCGCTTATCGCTACCTGGTCGGCGTTCGAGTTCGTCGGTCCGTGCCGGTTCGGTGGGGTCGCGGATGAGGGCAACGAGTGGGGCGTCCCGGCCGGTCAGCCGCTCGGGGTGCAGCATCCGGCGGCGTGGGTGCAGATCGCGGCGGTGTCGCAGGATCAGACGCGGAACACGATGACGCTGTTCCCGAGCATCTTGTCGAAGCGGGCGATCGAGGAGTACCGGATCGACCTCGGCAAGGAGATCATCTATGCCGACAAGGGCCGTGCCCGGATGGAAGCAGTCACGAGTTCGCCGCGTGCGCTCGAGGGCGGCCGTCCGACGGCCGTGAACCTGGGGGAGACGCACCACTGGTTGGAGTCGAACCAGGGTCACGAGATGGCCGCGGTCATCGAGCGCAACGCGACCAAGAGCGCCGACGGCCAGTCGCGGACGTTGGCGAACACGAACGCCTACGAGCCCGGCGAGGACTCGGTGGCGGAGCGAACCCGCGAGGCCTTCGAGTCGGCGGAGTCGGGACGCGTGGCTGACGTGGGCTTGTTCTACGACAGCCTGGAGGCTCCGGCCGAGGCGAAGCTGTCCGAGGAGTGGATCGAGCCGACGCTGCGGGCGGTCCGCGGGGATTCGACGTGGCTGGACATCGAGCGGTTGAAGGCGTCGATCCTCGACGTTCGTAACCCGCCGAGCCGTAGCCGCCGGTTCTGGTTCAACCAGATCGTCGCGGCAGAGGACGCGTTCCTCGCTCCGTATGAGTGGGATGCGTGCCCGCACGAGGGCATCGACCTGGTCGACGGCGACGAGATCGTCCTATTCTTCGACGGCTCCAAGTCGGACGATGCTACGGGCCTGGTGGCGTGCCGCCTGTCGGACGGGCATCTGGAGACGCTGGGTGTGTGGCAGCGGCCTGCGGGCTGGCCTGATGGCCGTCCGTGGCGGGTGCCGCGCGAGGAGGTCGACGGCGTGGTGGAGCAGACGTTCGCCCGGTTCAAGCCGCTGGCGTTCTTCGCGGACCCGGGCGCCGGCCAGGACGACGCGGATGGTGAGCGGTACTGGGACGGGTTCATCGACGCGTGGGGGCAGCGGTACGGGAAGCGCCTGAAGCTGAAGGCTGTCGTCTCGGGTCACAGCCAGCACGCGGTGATGTGGGACATGCGTGACCGGCGGCGTCAGCAGGCGTTCACGGAGGCTGTGGATCGCTTCTACCGGGATGTGCTGGAGCGGCAGCTCACGCACGACGGGGGCAAGGAGTTGCGCCGGCATGTGGCGAACGCGAGGCGCCGCACGAATGCGTGGGGCTACACGATCGGTAAGGAACATCGGGAGTCGGCCCGAAAGGTCGACCTCGCTGTGTGTGCGATCGGGGCGCGGATGCTGCGGCGCATGGTCATGAACTCTCCGGCGTGGGTGAAGCGCTCGACGGCGCGCGGCAAGGGACGGGTGGTGGTGCTTCGATGACTGCCACGATTCCTGAGCTGCCGCTGCTGTCGCTGTCGGATGACGAGCAGCAGCTGCTGACGGGGCTGCGCTCGGATCTGCTGAGTCACCGCTTCAAGTTGGAGCTGCTCGACAGCTACTTCGACGGCGAGCAGCTGATCCGAGATCTCGGAATTAGCATCCCGCCGCAGTTGAAGACGCTCCACACGGTGATTGGCTGGCCGAGGATCGGTGTGGAGGCTCTGGAGCAGCGTCTCGACTTGGAGGCGTTCCGTTGGGCTGACGGGTCGGACGCGTCGGACCTTGAGGAGATCGCCGAGTCCAACGATCTGTTCGACGAGGCGAGCTTGGCGCATCTGGACGCCCTCACCTATGGCCGCGAGTACGTGGCGGTCGGGTCGGGCGAGGCGGGCGATCCGCCGCTGATCACGTTTGAGTCGCCGCTGGATATGACGATGTTCTGGGATGCGCGGCTTCGGATGGCGACGGCGGCCCTACGGGAGTCGGTGGAGGACGGCGTGCGGATCGCGACGCTGTACCTGCCGGATCAGACGATCCTCGCCGCCGAGGTGGATGGCGGCTGGGAGGTCTTTGCCCGGGACCAGCACAATCTGGGCATGGTGCCGGTCCTGCGGATGGCGAACCGGCAGCGAACGGCGGACCGGATCGGGAAGTCGGAGATCACGCCCGAGGTCATGTCGATCACGGATGCGGCTTGTCGCCGGCTGATGGGTATCGAGGTGGCGGCGGAGTTCTTCGGTGCACCGCAGCGCTACATTCTCGGCGCGTCCGAGTCGGCGTTCCAGGACGCGGAGGGCAATGCCAAGTCGGCGTGGGACACGTACATCGGCCGCGTTCTTGCTCTGGAGCGGGACGAGGACGGCAACGTGCCGACCGTGGGCGCGTTCACGGCTCACGACCCGTCCGGACAGACAAAGATCATCGACCTGTATGCGCGGATCATGGCGACGCAGCTTGGGCTGCCGCCGCACATGCTCGGCTACACCAGCGACAACCCGGCGAGCGCGGACGCGATCCGTAGCTCCGAGGGGATGCTGGTGAAGAAGGCCGAGCGGCGGATCCGCCGGTTCAGCGCTACGCACCGGGACGCTATGCGTCTCGCGCTGTGGGTGCGGGACGGGGAGCCGCCGGACAAGTCCCGCCGCATCGAGGCGGTGTGGCGGAATCCGGCGACGCCGACGATCGCAGCCCAGACGGACGCCGCTGTGAAGATGGTCTCCGCCGGGATCCTGCCGGCTGATGGCGATGTCGTACTGGAGATGGCCGGGCTCACCGAGGACCAGCGGCGCCGGGTGGCGGCCGAGAGGCGGCGCAGCGCGGGGCAGGCCGCGAGTGGCCAGCTCATGCAGCGTCTTGCCGCACTCGGCGACCAGAATGGCCAGCTTCCCGCTGCGGCGGAGGTGACCGGTGGCGGCAACGGTCTCGGATAGCGGCGATGCCGCCAGCCGGTATCGGGCCGCGCAGATTGGCCTCACGCGGCTGCTGGTGCGGGATGTGCGCGGTCTTCGCCGGTTGATCCTGCCGCAGCGGTTGCGGGAGTCGGTGCCGGATTGGCTGGCGGCGATGAACGCGGTCGTCGACCAGTACGCGCGCACGTCGGCATCCTTGGCGGCGGACTTCTACGACGCGCAGCGCGAGGCGGCTGGCGTGACCGGCGTGTTCACGGTGCCGGTCACGGATCCGCCCCCGTCGGAGCAGACGGAGGCGTCGTTGCGGTGGGCGACGAAGGACTTGTGGCCGCGGGATCCGGAGGATCCGGCGACGACGGAAGCGCAGCGCCAGGCGCTGGAAGTGCGGCTGGCGCAGGCGGAGACGAAGGCCGAGCAGGTGGCGCAGAAATTGGTCACCGACACGGGCCGTGGCACTGTCCAGGAGGCGGTGCGGCAGGACAAGCAGGCCACCGCGTGGGCGCGCTCAGCGGCGCGGGGGGCGTGCGCATTCTGCAAGCTGCTCGCGGCCCGCGGGGCGGTGTACAAGCAGGACACGGCGGATTTCCGGGCGCACGACGGCTGTCATTGCGGCGTGATCCCGGTGTTCAAGGGGCAGCGGTTCGAGCTGTCTTCGCATGCACGTGAGTGGGAGCGCATCTACCGCGAGTTCGCGCAGGGCCACTCTGGCGATCAGCTTCGCTTGTTCAGGCGGGCGCTCGCCGAGCACGACAGCAATCCGCTGCCGGGCTCGAACTGACCAAACCCTGGCTGCCCTGGAGGCGGCCATTTCTGCCCCTGGAGGGCCACTTCACCATGCCCGAGAACGAGGAGACCGAGCAGGTCGAGACGGAGCCGCAGGAGCCCGAGACCGCCCCGGAGGCGGAGGGCACCGAAGAGGAGCCGTTCGACGCTGCACGAGCCAAGAAGGCGCTCAGTAAGAAGAACTCGGAGAACGAGAACCTCCGAAAGCGCCTGAAGGAGCTGGAGCCCCTCGCCAAGAAGGCGCAGGAGCTTGAGGACGCGCAGAAGTCCGAGCAGGAACGCCTCAACGACCAGCTCACAGCCGCGCAGGAACGTGCCGCGAAGGCCGTGCGGGCGGCGGTCTCGTCGAAGGTCGAGGCGCTGGCGTCGAAGGACTTCGCGGACCCGGAGGACGCCGCCGGCGCCCTGGTCCTCACCGCCTACGTCGATGAGGACGGCGTCATCGACACCGACGCCATCAAGCGGGATCTCGACGACCTGCTCAAGCGCAAGCCGCACTGGGCTCGCCCGGACGACAACTCCCCGCGGCGTCCGGCTCCGGACCGCACGCAGGGCTCCTCGGGCAATGGCAACAGATCAACCTCCGACCCCGGCGAGATCTTCGCCGGACTCATGGACCAGGCCCTGAAGGGCCGCTGAGAGGAAGCCCTCCATGGCTCACACGAATCCCATCAAGCTGAGCGACGTCAATGCGACGTTCCTTCCCCCGACCCTGACCGGTCCCGTCTTCGAGAAGTCCGTCGAGCAGTCCGCGGTCATGTCGCTGGCTCGCCGGGTGCCGCTGTCGATGTCCGCGAACACCGCCGTGCCCGTCCCGCTGGACGTGCCCACGGCGGACTGGGTCGAGCAGGCCGGCCGTAAGCCGCTGAGCACGGGCGGCATGGGCATCAAGATGATGACCGGCAAGAAGATCGCCGTCCTCATTCCGGTCGCGATGGAGGTCGTGCAGTCCAACGCTGCCGGCCTGTGGACGCAGCTGCAGAGTGATCTGCCGACCGCGTTTTCCCGCGCCTTCGACCGGGCGACCATCCACGGCAAGACCATGAAGGGCGCCACCGGCCCCTTCACGGACTACCTGACCCAGACCACCAAGGCCGTGTCGCTCGGCACGACCACACAGGCCAACGGCGGCATCTGGGGCGACTTCGTCAAGGGCATGGGCGACATCGTCGATGACGACTGGGACTACACCGGCACCGTCGCCGACCACCGCCTGAAGACCAAGCTCCTCGGCGCCACGGACACCACGGGCCGGCCGATCCTGGTCGACACGACCCAGCCGGGTACTGGTGCGGCTCTGGCGGGCACGCTGGTCGGCGAGCCGATCGCCTACTCGCGATCTGTCTCCGGGAAGCTGCGTCGCCAGTCCGGCACGGTCGACTCCGGGCTACGGGCGGTTGGCGGCGACTGGTCCCAGACCGCCTACGGCGTCGGCATGGAAATCTCGGTGAAGATCTCCCGCGAGGCGACCTACATCGACGAGGACGGCGGCGTTCACTCCGCGTTCCAGGAGAACCTGGTGCTCCTCCTCGCGGAGGCGTACTACGGGTTCGTCCTCGGCGACGCCGAGGCGTTCGTGAAGTTCACCGGCACCCCGAGCGGTACCTGATGGCGGGGGCTGTCCCGGCTTCCGCGCCGGGCGGGACAGCCAAGCCACTGTCGATCGTGGTCCGCGTGCACCTCATGCCTCCGCAGCACAACGCCGGTGCCGAGCACATGCTCGTCTCCATGCTGCGGCCGTTGGTGGAACGCGGGCACGACGTGCAGGTATGGCTGTCCCGGTACGGCAAGACCAACGAGCCTTACGACTACCGCGGCATCAAGGTCGTTCCGCTGGAGTCCCGCCTCGACTTCCCCACCGCGGTCCGTAAGGCCGACGTTCTGGTGTCGCATCTGGAGTGCGTGCCGTCGACGTCGGCCCTGGCCCGCGGCTACAGCAAGCCGATGGCAGTCATCTGCCACAACACGCATCGGCCAACGTTCCGAGATATGGCCGCCGGGGGCACAGCGCTCGCGGTCTACAACAGCCAGTGGATGCAGGCGGAGGCTGAGCTCTTCTTCGCCGAGTACCCGAAGTCTGTCCGGCCGGCCGCCGAGCTGGTGGTGCGGCCTCCGGTGTTCGCTGCGGACTACGCGACGAAGCCCGGCAAGGCGGTCACGCTCATCAACTGCTGCCCGGAGAAGGGCGGAAACATGCTGGAGGCACTGGCCCTCAGGATGCCGGACCAGCAGTTCCTCGCGGTGCGCGGCGCCTACGGGGAGCAGGTTCTTCCGGACCTGCCGAACGTCGAGGTCGTCGAACACCTGGACGGCCAGGACATGCGGGAGAAGGTGTACGGCCGCACGAAGGTGCTGCTGATGCCGTCGTCCTACGAGTCGTGGGGCCGGGCCGGCGCCGAGGCGCTCGCCAGCGGAATCCCGGTCATCGCCCACCCCACTCCAGGGTTGTGCGAGTCGCTGGGGGAGGCCGGCATCTTCGTCGACCGGAACGACCTCGACGGCCACGAGGCGGTCCTGCGGAAGCTGACGACGACTGCCGAGTACCGGCTGGCCTCGAAACGGGCCAAGGCCCGGTCTGCGGAGCTCGATCCGACCGTAGAGCTCGCCACCTGGTGCGATGCCGTGGAAGGCCTGGCCCGATAGGAGGTCACAGTGGCGTTCACCGCTCCGACTGCCGAGGAGCTGGGGCTCTTCCTCGGCCTTGACGAGATCAACGGCGCCCGCGCCGACCTCCTCATCGGCAAGGCCGTCTCGCTGTGCCAGACGGTCGTCAAGCCGCTACCGGAAGGTGCGGACGCTGTCGTGCTGTCCGTTGCAGGCCGGGCCTATGTCAACCCGCAGCAGGTGTCCTACGAGACGATCGGCCCGATGTCGGTGCAGCGCCCTCAGGGTTCTGGCGGCCTATATCTGACGAAGGCCGACAAGAGCGCCCTCAAGTCTCTTGCCGGGCGCGGTGGCGCGTTCACCGTGGATCCGACTCCGGCGACGGCGGATGTGTCGCCGACGTATCCGATCGACGACACCTACGGGCCCGGGCTGGAGTACGAGCCGGGCTGGGGGTGGGTGTAGATGCCTGCCCCGTATCCGTTCGGGGAGACGGTGCGGATCCTGCGCACCGGAGCCTCGCCCGGCCGAGACCCTCGCGGGCAGCCGCTGCCCGGCCCGGACGAGTCGTTCGACGTGCACGGGTGCGTGGTCACCCCGCGGGCCGAGACACCCCCGGTGGGCGGGGCGGAGCAGCAGGGCCGTGACACCGTCATCGTCGGCTGGACCGTCTACGCCCCAGCGGGGACGAAGCTGCGCACCACGGACAAGGCCCGGATCCGTGGCGTCGTCTGTGAGATCACAGGCGAGCCCGGCGACTGGGGTCGCTCCCCATTCACCGGAACCCACGGCCCGGTGCAGTTCGCTGCGGACCGGGTGACCGGTTAGCCGCGGGCCTGCTCGACGGCTGCGACCAGCTTCTCGGCGGCGTCGTTGCTCTTGCGCGGGATCGACAGACTGTTCGGGTCGCTGTACGGCGGCCGACCACCGCTCATCAGGCCGGACTTCTCGCCCGCGGCTTCGCTGCCAGGCAGCACGAACTGCACGTAGCCGTGGAAGAGCCGGGAAGCCGACTTGAAGCGGGTGCCCGTGATGTCCGCCGCGCGTATCCGCACGGGCGCCGGGCGTTGCCCTACGGGCGTCTTCGTGATGGTGATCCATTCGCCGTCGAAGCTGATGCTGCCGAGCACGCCTTTGACTTCCACGTTGACCCCTCTGGTGTGTGAGGAGTTGAGGGTATGGCAGCACGCTTCAAGATGAACCGGAGAGGCGTGGGCCAACTGCTTCGGTCAGAGATGGTTCGGGCGGACCTTGTGCGCCGCGCCGACGCGATCCGGGCCGCTGCGGTGGCCCTGTCGCCGGTCGGCGGTGCCGGTGACCCGCACCCGGGCCATTACAAGGAGAGCTGGAAGGTGGACAGCACGCTGCGGGGCGGCCGACGCCGCGACCGCGCTGTCGCCACGGTCCGCAACGAGGCCTACTACGCGCGCTGGGTGGAGTACGGCACCGAGCGGGTGCCTGCGCATCACGTGCTTCTGCGGGCGGCTCAGGCGGGCGGCGCCCATGGCTGACGTCGGGTCTGTAGACGTCGAACTGGCCGTCATGGTCGCCCTCAGAGCCGCCCTCGGCGAGGACGTCGTGGTCCGCGACGAGCTCGACAACAACCTGGCCAACGAGTTGCCCACCGTGCAAGTGCAGGTGGCGGGCGGCGGAGACGACGGGTTCCGGCTTGACCGGCCGTTCGTCGACATCGACGTCTACCACTCCACCCGAGCCGATGCGATCGCACTCGCGGCAAGCATCCGCGGATGGGTCCTCACACAACTGCGCGGCAGCGTCACCGAGCATGCCGTGTTCGGTCGGACAGGCACCATCTCCCGGCCGGCTGTCCGCCCCTACGAGAACACCGCGCTCCGCCGTGTCGGGGCGACCTACGAGATCTACTGTCACCCGGTCTCCTGACCGGCTGGGCCCGCGCCGGACCCTCCACCCCACCCCGCCGCCGTGCGGGGTTCTCGCATGTCTGGAGACCCTTTCCATGGTCAACATCACCCGCGCGGCGGACCTCACCATCATCGGCGCCAACGGCGGCGGCTGGGTGGCGGACCTCGGCGCGACCGCGCCCACCTCCCCGCTCGTCCAGCCCATCTCCCCGTGGGAGCCGCTTGGCGCCATCTCCGACGACGGTCTCGTGTACGGCTTCGACGAGGACTCCCAGGAGTTCACCCCCTGGGGCCTGACCTCGCCGTTCCGCACGCAGATTACGAAGAGCATCCGCACGTTCAAGGTGACGCTGTGGGAGACCGCCCGCGTCGCCGTGCAGTCCGTCATGTACCGGATTCCCGCCGGGGACCTCTCCCCGGACAGCACCAGCGGTCTCACCTCGTTCGCTGAGACCGCGTCGCCGACGCCGGACCGCCGCTCCTGGTGGTTCGTCGTCCTCGACGGCGAGAACGCCCGAGGCTTCTACGTCCCCAGCGGCGAGGTCTCCGACCGCTCCGACGTCACGTTCAAGCAGGACGAGATGAGCGGCTACGAGATCACCGTGACCGCGTACCCGGACGGCGCGGGCAACACCGTGTACCACACCGACAAGATCCCGGCGACGCCGACCTCGACGGGTTCCTGAGCTGGTGGACGGGCCGAGATAGCCAGCCGGCGCGGGCCCGGCCCGTCCACCTTTCCTTTCTGCCCGCGCCGTTGATCTAAGGAGGCCCGCGCCGTGGCTACCAATCCACGTACCACCGCCCGCAAGTCCGCTCCGCGTGCACAGTCACGCGCCCGCGTCGAGGAGCCCGAGGAGGTCACCGAGGCCGAAGCACAGGAGGCTGAGGCGGAGGGCCACTACATGACCGCGACGCTGTGCGACGAGGAAGTGCAGATCATTCCGCCGTCGGCGTGGCGATCGTCGTGGCAGCGCATGCTCAACCAGGGCGACCTCGACGGGTTCGCGCAGAAGATCTTCCACCCTGACGACTACGAGCTGTACCTCGAACTCGACCCCACGATCGTGGAGTTCCTCGAGTTCACCCAGGACGCAGCTACTCGCAGCGGTGAGAGCCTGGGGAAATCCAATGGACCCGCTCCGTCGTCGAGGCGCACGCGGAGGCGGTAGAAGCTGACCTGCTGCGCTACTACCACGGGGTCGACCTGCTGGACGTGCACCGGGGCACCATGACGTGGCGGCGGCTGCGGGTGTTGATTCAGCACCTACCACCCGAATCCGCCACATGGACGGCGCTCCGCAACGCCATGCCGGAAGACGAACTGGCGGAGCAGGCGGAGCAGGGCGAGCCCGAACAGGGGCGTTGGTCGCAGGAGGAGCAGCTCCTGGCATCCGTACTCGATGCGATCCGTCGTGTCGAGTACGTGCTGATCTGCGCCAACACCGACAAGAAAGCCAAGCGGCCGGACGTTCCAGAGCCGACTCGCCGCCCTGGCGCAAAGCCTGTACGGCCGAAGCCGAAGCTCACCGACGAAGGCGCACAGACGCTCTTCCAACTGATCAACGGTGGTGCCGCGTAGCGCCACGGAGGGGGTGACTCCTTGGCCGCGATCAGCATCGGTTCCGTCGAGGTCGACGTCGTACCCAACACGCGGGGCATCTACGGGCGTCTCCAGCAGGCGCTCGTACCACCCGCGGGGCAGATCGGTGACGAGGTCGGGCGAATCATCGGCCGCCAGATCGTCACGCACATCACCCCGGCGATCCGTGACGGCATCAACGCGGGCGGCCGGGCGGCACGGCCGGCCGCGGCGCGGCAGGGCGATGAGACGGCGGGCGCGTTCTCCCGCTCGTTGAAGGCCCGCCTGGAGGCCGCGTTCAAGTCGCTGCCGCGTGCTGACGTTCGTCTGTCGTCGACGGGCTTCGACGCGGACATGGCCCGTCTGCGGGCTCGTCTGGAAACCCTGTCGAACAAGCGGATCGGTATCGACGTTGACGCCGGGGTCGCGCTGGCGGAGATCACGGACATTGAGGCGCGTCTGCGTCGTCTGGGTGCCGAGCACCCGAACGTCCAGGTCCGAGCTGACACGGCCGCAGCGTTGGCGCAGTTGGCTGCGTTGCGGGCCGAGGTTGACGCCGTCGACGGCAAGAAAGTGGACATCGACACGTCCAAGTCGGTCTCTGGCATGCAGCTGCTGGTCGCGACGGCGCTCACGTTCGGGCCGGCAATCCTGCCGGTGCTGCCCGTCGTCGCGGCTGGACTCGGGGCGATTGCTGCTGCTGCTACGGCCGCGGGTGCGGGTATCGGCGGGATTGCGCTGGTGGCGATTCCGGCGTTCAAGCAGATCGGCACTGTGCTGCAGGCGCAGAAGGCTGCGCAGCAGGCGGCCACGACGGAGACGATCAAGGGCAGTCAGGCGTCGTCGCAGGGTGCGTCGAAAGCACTGCAGATGGCCGGTGCCCAGCAGGCTTTGGCGACGGCGGAGCGTAACGGCGCCCGGCAGATCGCTCAGGCTCAGCAGCAGGTGAAGCAGGCGAAGCAGGCCGCGGCGGACGCGATCGTGCAGGCAGCCCAGCGGAACCAGCAGGCGGCCCGGCAGGTGCAGGACGCGGAGAAGTCTCTTGCAGCCGCTCAGGTGTCGGCGAAGAAGGCCCAGGAGGATCTGACCGCCGCACGTCAGCAGGCCGCGCAGGAGCTTGAGGATCTCAACAACCAGCTCGCCGACTCGGTCTTGTCGCAGCGGGATGCGGAGATCCAACTGAAGGAGGCGACCGCTCAGCGGAACGCCGTCCTGCGGAACGCGAACGCGACCGAGCTGGACAAGCAGAAAGCCTTGCTGGCCTACGACCAGGCCGTGCAGCGGCTCAAGGAGCAGACCACCGAGACGAAGCGCCTGAAGTCGGAGACGACCGCCGCGAACAAGGCGGGCGTCAAGGGCACCGACACGTACAAGAGTGCCCAGGACCGGCTCATGCAGGCGCAGCAGAACGTCGCCACCCAGCAGCAGGCCGTGAAGGATGCGCAGGCTGAGGCAGCTCGCACGCAGGTTGAGACAGCCCGGCAGGTTGCTGAGGCTCAGCAGCGGGTCAGTGAGGCGACCGCGAATGTGGCGGTGGCGCAGCAGAACGCTGCGGACTCGGTGGCCAGCGCTCAGCGGCAGATCGAGTCGGCGTCGTTGTCGGCGGCCAGCGGCATGGATCAGGCTGCGGTCGCGCAGGCCAAGTACCAGGCGGAACTGGCGAAACTGACCCCCAGTGCGCGGGACACGTTCAACGCGTTCCTCAACCTGCGGACAGCGTTCTCGGCGTGGGCGAAGTCGTTGCAGCCCGCGGTGATGCCCATCTTCACGCGGGCGCTGGTGTCGCTTCGAAACACGCTGCCGACGCTCACCCCGTTCGTGAAGGGTGCCGCGGATGCCATCAAGGGGTTGCAGGACCGCGCGTCGGCGTCGGTGAAGACCCCGTTCTGGCAGGGCTTCAAGAAGGATCTGCAGGGATCGGTGAAGCCTGCGATCACCGGGCTGGGGATCTCCTTCGGTAACGTTCTGAAGGGGATGGCGGGCATCATCGACGCCTTCCTGCCGCACATGGACGGCATCAGCTCCCGGCTGCAGCGGATCACGAAACGGTTCGCGAACTGGGGCGCCAACCTGAAGGGGTCGCCGGAGTTCGAGCGGTTCCTGAGCTACGCCTCCGACAAGGGGCCGCTCCTCGCGGACACCCTCGGCAAGATCGGCCGTGGGTTGCTGAACGTCGGCGAGGCACTGTCACCGCTGTCGGGCCCGCTGCTGAAGCTGCTGGGCGGGTTGGCTGAGGCGATCGGGATCATCGCGGACAAGGCGCCGTGGTTCATCCTGCTCATCTACGGCATCATCGTGGCAACGAAGCTGTGGACGATCGCGCAGTGGGCGTTTAACGCGGCTGCGGCAGCAAACCCGTATGTACTAATCGGCCTGGCGATCCTCGCTCTTATCGCGCTGGTCATCTACGCGTACAACAAGTTCGGCTGGTTCCGGACCGCGGTGCAGGCGGCATGGGACGGCATCAAGACGGCTGCCCTGTTCGTCTGGAACAACGTTCTCAAGCCCGTGTTCACGTTCATCTGGCAAGCCCTGCAGACGGTCGGCCGGTGGGCTTTGTGGCTGTGGAACAACGCGATCAAGCCCGCATGGGATGCGATCTCGCTGGCCGCCCGGATCCTGTTGACGGCGATCGTCGTCGCGGTGATCCTGCCGATCATCGTCGCGGTGAAGCTGCTCGGCAAGTTCGCGATGTGGCTGTGGACGAATGCGTTCAAGCCTGCGTTCCAGAAGATCGGCTCCCTGGCAGCCTGGCTGTGGAAGAACGCGATCAAACCGGCCTGGGACGGCGTCGTACTGGGCGCCAAATTCATGTGGAACAACGTCCTCAAGCCGATATTCCGGTTCTTCTGGGAGGGCTTGAAGACGGTCGGCGGCTGGGCGAAGTGGCTGTACGAGAAGGCGATCAAACCGGCCTGGGACAAGATCAGTTCTGCGATCGGGACCGTGTACCGGGTGGGCATCAAGCCGATCTTTGACGGCTGGAAGCGCATCATCAAGGGCTTGGGCGGAGTGTTCTCCGACGCGGTCGGGGCGATCAAAACCCAGTGGGACAAGATCAAGAACGTTGCGAGGAAGCCGGTCCAGTTCATCGTCGATACCGTCTACAACAACGGCATCGTCGGCGTCTGGAACAAGGTTGCTGGCGCGTTCGGTGCACCGAAGCTGTCCAAGTTCACGTTCGCGTCCGGCGGCATCATGCCCGGCTACACCCCGGGCCGGGACGTCCACAAGTTCATCTCGCCCACGGGTGGAGCCCTCGAGCTGTCGGGCGGCGAGGCCATCATGCGGCCCGAGTTCACCCGCGCGGTCGGCTCCGGGTTCGTGGGCTCGATGAACGCGCTCGCCCGCTCCCGTGGCGCGAACGGCGTCAAGGCCGCGCTCGCTCCCGTCTTCGGCGGGAACCCGATGACACCGACCGATCACACGCTGCGGTACAAGGACGGCGGCATCTTCGGGTGGATCGGGGGTGCGGCGAACAAGCTGGCCGGTGTCGGCTCCGCCGCGTGGAACGGCATCAAGAAGTCCGCCAGTTGGCTGACAGACACCCTCGAGGCCTCGGCCCGTGCGGGTGTGAAGTACGTCGTCGACCCGATCCTGAAGAACTTCCCCGGCATGGACACAGGCTTCGGGAGCCTGGTCCGACACATCCCCACAAAGATCCTCGACGCCCTGTTCGGCTACTCAAAGGACGCCGACAAGAAGGGCGCCGGCGGCATTGGCGGCCCGAAGATCCAGGCCGCACTGAAGTGGGCCAAGACCCAGAACGGCAAGCCCTACCAGTGGGGCGGCAACGGCAACCCCAGCTGGGACTGCTCCGGTTTCATGTCCGCGATCGAGTCGGTGATCCGGGGCCAGAAGCCGCACCGGCGCTGGGCGACCGGGGCCTTCTCCGGGAAGACCGCCCCGCCTGGCTGGGTCTACCACGGCAACTCGCCGTTCCGCATCGGCATCACGAACGCCGGTGTCGGCCACACCGCTGGCACGTTGGGCAAGACGAAAGTCGAGTCCCGTGGCGGGGACGGCGTCATCGTCGGAAGCCGGGCCCGCGGCTACAACGACAAGCTGTTCCGCTCCTGGTACGGGTTCGAACCCGGCAAGTACGACTCGGGTGGCTACCTGCAGCCCGGCCTCAACCTCGCCTACAACGGCACCGGGCGGCCGGAGCCGGTGTTCACCACCTCGCAGGCCAACGCGCTCACCACACTGGCCGGGCGCGGGCAGTCGGGGCCGATGTCCTTCGAGGGTGACCTGCGGCTCGACTCCGGGGAGTTCCTGGGTCGGGTGCGGGGCGAGGCGACGGCGGTCATGCAGGCAGGCCAGCAGGAACTGATCTCCGTACTCAACGCGGGCTAGAGGGGGTTGTCTTGTCGATTCCCGGGAATCTCCTCAGCTCAACGACGGAGTCCATCGACCCGAACACGTCGGGCTGGACGTCGAAGGTGAACTGCACGATCACGCAGGGCACGGGTGGCCGGAACGGCAACGGATGCCTGTCGGTGCGGTCGGTGGCTGCGGGCGAGATGCAGGCCCGCACCGTCTCCTCCTACCCCATCACCCCTGGCGCCACCTACTACGCGTTCTCGGACACGGCTGGGCCGGTGCCGGAGCGGATCGGCATCCAGTGGCTGACGAACCTGGGGGTTGAACTCAACACGACCTGGTCGGTCACCACGTCTGGGTCGTCGTCGGGCTGGCACCGGGTGAGCGTGGCCGGTCAGGCGCCGCCGATCGCAGCACAGGCACGGGTGCTGCTCTCGTCGACGGAGACCGGCGCGAACGTCTCCCACTTCTGGGAGAACGTCTACCTCGGCCTGCCGATCCGCACTCAGGGCAACCTGCTGCCGTTCAACACGGAATCGTCTGAGGTCGACGCTTCCGGCTGGGTACCGGTCGTGAACGCGACGGTGTCCCGGCAGGTGCCGGTGCTGAACTGGGACGTCAACAACTACCTGGCGGGCGGGCACACGCTGGCGATGACGGCGGTCGCCGCAGGTAACGCGAGCGTGCTGGCGGTGGACCGGCCGACGGTCACCCCGGGGGTCGACTACATCGCCTACGCCTACCTGCAACCCCCGGTCCTGTCGGCGTCGGCGTGGATTGAGCTGCGGTTCTACGACAGCAACGGCAACCAGATATCGGCCGCGAGGTCGATGCTGGCGCCGCCGGGGACGGGCATGTACCGGCAGTGGGCATCCGCCGTAGCCCCGGCGAATGCCGCCACGTGCAGCGTGGCGGCCGGCCTGGACGGGGCGAGTGCTGGGCAGGTACTGCGACTGGAGACGGTTGTCGTCACGGTGGCGCCGAAGTTCGCGGCCGGGTCGATCCTCACCTACGACGCGGCAGGCTTCGAGATGGGAACGGGAGGCTGGACGACGACCGCCGGCGTGGCGACACTGGCCCGCACCACACCATGGGGTGCCAGCTTCTTCGAAGGCGCCTACGCGCTCGCGGTGACGTCGTCGACGGCGACCACCAGCACAATCCGCTCACCGAAGTTCCCCGGTGTCATCGAGGGGCAGAACTTCCGGGCACAGCCCATCGCCCACGTCGCAGCCGGAACATGGGCGACCGGCAACGTCTTCATCCGCTGGTACGACGCTACGAACACCGACCTCGGCACCTCGGCCGGGCACGAATATATCCTTCCAGGCGGCGGCGCCTGGTATGCCCTGCCGGCGGACGCGATAGCCCCCGCAGGGGCTACGCAGGCCGCGGTCGAATTTGTGCTGGCGGCGTCGGCGGCGACCAGCGTGCTGCACATCGACCAGGTGGCGTTGTGGCAGGTTCTGCCGCTGACCGCGATCGAGGTCCACTCCGACGACGGCTATGTCACCTTGACGTTGCGGGAGTTGCCGACCGGCGGGTTCACGTTGTCGGTGTACCGGATCGGGCAGGACGGTGCCCGCATGCTCGTGCGCGGGTCGGCAGGCCTCATCGACCATCAGGCGGTCACCTCCGATCTGCTGGTCGTCGAGGATCATGAGGCGCCGCTCAACGTGCCGATCGCCTACCAGGTCGAGATCTACAACTCGTCCGGCGGGATCGCGTCTACCCGCTCCTCGGACGCGGTCACGCTCACCCTGGCCGACGCCAACGAGTGCTGGCTGAAGGACCCGTCGAACCCGCAGCGCAACCTGCGGGTGGTGGTGGCGAAGGCCCCGGACTGGCAGCGGCCCGTCGAACAGAGCTCGTTCGTGGTCCGCGGGCGCCGCAACAAGGTGGTCCTGTCGGGGGTGCGCCAGGGCCTCGAGGGCGACCTGCAGATCTGGACCCGCTCCGACGAAGAACGCCGGGCCCTGCACCTGCTCCTCGACTCCGGCAACACACTGCTGTGGCAGGCCGCACCTGGCATGGGCGTCGACGACATGTACGTCACCGTCGCCCAGATCACCGAGGGCAGGGTGGGCGGTACGGCCATGGAACCGTGGCGGGCGTGGACGCTGCCGCTGACCGAGTCGGACATGCCGATGACCGCAGGCGTCAACGGGGCCGCAGGCAGGACGTGGCAGGACGTGGTGACCGAGTTCGCGACCTGCGCCGACCTGCTTCCCGTGTATGCCACCTGCGAGGATCTACTGCTCGACCGCCGGACGGGGTGACCATGTACCCCGTCTCTGACCGGTTCCTGAAGCGCCTCGCCGACAGCCACACCCCGGTCACGCAGGTGCAGTTGTTCCTCACCGACGGCCGGGTCGTCGATGTGCCGCACACGGGCGGCTCGGTCACGGTCGACCGCGGCCAGGCGATCCGCCGCACCTGCACTGTCACCGTCGCCGACCCCAGCCTGATCCCGCGCACCCCGGCCGACCAGTTGGCAACCTATGGGGCGCAGCTGCGGATCTCCCGCGGCGTCGACTACGGCGACGGCAGCAGCGAGTTGGTACCCCTCGGCGTGTTCCGCCTGGACTCCGTCGACGGCGACGTCAACGAAGGCCCCGTCAATCTGCAGGGCAAAGACCTGGCGGCGATCATCGCCGACGACAAGTTCACCGCCCCCTACACCGCGTCCGGAACTGTCGTCTCCGCGGTCACCGCGCTCATCCAGCGCTCCATTCCGGGCGCAGCCGTCACCAGCGCCATCACCGACCAGGCCATCGGCAAGCGGACGTTCGACATCGAGGCGGATCCGTGGGCCGGCTGCCAGGAGATCGCCGCCGCCGCCGGTGCCGAGGTGTACCCGAACGCCGACGGGGTGTTCGTCATCAGCGTCCTGCCCGACCTGTCGACGGCGACACCGGTATGGGACATCGAGGCAGTCGATGGCGGCGTCTACATCTCCGCCAACCGCGCCATGTCCAGCGCTGGCGTCAACAATGGCGTGCTGGCCAGCGGCGAGAACACGTCCGACAACGTGCCGCCGGTGCGCTACCTGGCCACCGACAACGACCCCAACAGCCCGACGTACTGGGGCGGGCCGTATGGGCGTCGGCCCACGTTTTACAGCTCGTCGACACTGACGACGACGCCAGCGTGCCAGCAGGCGGCCACGCTGAAACTCGCGCAGGCGAAAGCCCCCAACGCTTCCGGCGACATCTCGTCGCTGCCGAACCCTGCACTGGAGCCGGGGGACGTGGTGCGGCTGCGCCACGAGGACGGCACCCGCGAACTCCACCAGGTCGCCAGCTTCAGTGTGCCCCTGGATATCGGCGGCGACTTCCCGATCAGCACGATCAGCGCCAAGGAGGACGCGTGAGTAAGAGCGCGCATGCCGTCCACCGGGACCTCGCCTGGGCTCTCAAACAGCAGGCGAAACGGGCCGGGGAGCAGGCGCCGTCCGTGCACGGTGCGGACTGGCGGCTCGCCGTCGTCACCACTGTCAACGCGGGCGGAACCGTCGACGCCGACGGCATCCCCGCCATCCGCCGCCTCAAGTCCTACACGGCCCCCGCGGTGGGCGACGTCATCGTCATCAGTCAATCGAGCAGCGGCAACTGGCTCGCCATCGGCCCGCTCGCCACCAGCTAAGGAACCACGCATGCCGACTCCCGACGGCTACGGCCAGAACATCAGCCTGTGGCAGCTGACCGACGCCCCATCGATCCCGGCCGCGATCAAAGCCCTCGCCGACGGCGTCATCCCCCGAAGCATCCTCCGGTTCGCATCGACCACGGCCCGCAACGCGGCTATCGCTACGCCCGTTGAGGGCATGATGACGTGGCTGACAGCTGAGGGCCGCCTGGAGATCCGCCACAACGGCGCGTGGCTCGCCTGGCCTCCGATCCCAGTGCAGACGTTCCAGGTGTCGGACGCCCCGTACAACCAGATCCAGGTCACCGTCGACTACTCGTCGGCTGCCTGGCCGCGGCCCCAGTTCGTCGTCCCGCCGTCGGGCCGCGCCTACATCACCGTGAGCGCGTCGATCGCGAACCTGAACACGGACACCAGCACGATCTGGGCTGCGTGGCGGGCCAGCGGAAATCTCGGCTACGCGTTCCAGGATCTCCAGCGCACCGGCCTGTCCGCGCAGGCCAAACGAGTCGTCGGCTCGAAGCGGACCCTGCTCACCGGGCTGACGCCGGGAGAGACGATCACGATCGTCCCGCAGTGGAACATCTCCTCCGGATCGGCCTCAACCGCCGACACCACCTCCGGTGCGATCATCGTCGAACCCGCACCCTGACCTCATCTTTCCTCAGCCCCGCGCCGTCCTGGCCCGGGGTTTCGTCATGTCTGGAGCACGCATGGCCACACCGCACATCTATCCGGGCGCCGACACGAAGAGCCAGTGGTTCGCGTCCGCCTACCAGGGCGACACGATGCCCCACCCGAACGTCATCGTGCTGCACACCACTGAGGGTTCGTCCTGGCCGTCCTATGGCGGCGGCAGCCAGGCGCCGACGTTCACCGTGCAACCGGACGGCCGCGTCCGGCAGCACTTCCCCGCGAACATGTCCGCCCGCGCCCTCGTCAACAAGCCGGGTGGGGTGGAGACGAACACGCTGAACGTCGTCCAGATCGAACTGGTCGGCACCTGCGCGAAGGGCGGCCCCGGCGTCTTCTGGCCGACGGCGACGGACGCCCAACTCGCCGGGCTGGCGAAGCTCGTCACGTGGCTGGCGGCGACGTACCCGATCCCGCTGAAGTCCACGGCCCGGAAGTGGCTCGCCTACCCGTCGAGCTACGGCAGCGCGGGCGGCCAGCGGATGACCGCCTCGGAGTGGGAGGGCTTCAGCGGGCTCTGCGGGCATCAGCACGTCCCGGAGAACGACCACGGCGACCCCGGCAACTTCCCCATCGCCCGCCTGCTTCAGGCCGCGCAGACCCCCACCACCACAACCCCCGTGAAGGAGACGAGCAGCGTGGCCACCATCAGCGACGCCGACGCCCGGAAGATCGCCACCACGGTCCTCACCATCGACGGGGTCATCGACAACCCCAACCCGGCGACCGCCGAGACGAACAAGTTCATCTCGCTCGAGACGTCCGTGCGCAACCTCGAGACCGTCGCGCGCAGGACCGAAGCGAAGCTCGACGCCCTGCTCGCCGCTCTGCAGACCAAGGGAGCCTGACCCATGAAGATCTCGAAGACGCTGAAGGCCATCGCCGGCGGGCTCGCCGCCGGTGCCGCGGCTGCCGTCACGGCGGTGCAGGACGGTCACGTGACGGCCGCCGAGGGCATCACCATCGCCCTCGCCGTCCTCGGCGCCTACGGCGTGACCTGGGCCGTCCCCAACCGGCAGGCCAGCAGCACCGTGAGCAACGCACAGGACTGATCGGAGCACCACCGTGGCCGATGAGCCGTCGAACTCTGAGCTCTGGCGGCTCATCACCGACGTGCGCGCCGACCTCTCCCTGCGCCTCGACCAACTCGTGCGCCGGGACGTATACGACGCACGAGAGACCGCCCGCGACCGCGCCATGGAAACCATGCAACGAGACATCCAAGAGATCGAGGACGATCGAGAGAAGGAAGCCGACCGCCACGCAGCCGACCGGCGCCTCATCTTCACCGCACTCATCGCACCGGCCATCATGCTCGCCGTCATGATCTACCTGGCGTCGCAGGGGGTGAAGGTGTGAGTCGCGTTACCAGCCGCCGAAGCAGCGACATCCTGTTCCTCGTGGCCGTCACCGTGGGGCTGGCCGGCGTCGTGTGGATCGTCATCACTTTGCAGAGCCTGTCCTCCGACCTGCACACAGCGAACCAGGCCCGCGATGCGCTCGCCCGCCAGGTGCAGCAGCTGGGCGCGAAGCCGATCGCCGGACCGCCCGGCAGTCGCGGCGAGCCGGGCAAGAGCGTCGTCGGACCGAAGGGCGACAAGGGCGACCCCGGAAAACCGGCGCCCACCATCACGCCGTCACCAGGAGCGTCGGGTGAACCGGGTCAGCCGGGTCAGCCGGGCCGGTCGGGCTCCGACTCGACGGTTCCCGGTCCCGCGGGGCCGCCAGGAGCTGACTCCACCGTGCCTGGTCCTTCCGGAGCGCCCGGCAGGGATGGCCGGGACGGAGCCGACGGGACGGACGGGAAGCCGCCCGCCGGCTGGACGTTCACGTACAGCGGCGTCGAGTACACGTGCAGTCCCGTGTCGGATTTCGATGAGTCGAATCCGCGGTACTCCTGTACGTCCAACGAGCAGAACCCCGGCGACGGAAACGGCGGTGTTGGCGGGCTGCTCGGTATGGGCGTCGAGCCGAATAGGCGACGGGTCTCTTAGACCTTCAGTTTGTCTTCGGCGCGCCATTTCGCTTGCAGTCGCCGGTGCTTCGCCGCATCGCAGATGCTGCAGCTACGCTGTTTCCCGCCCTTCGAGCTCTTGTACACGCGGTCGAAGGGGTGCCCTTTTCTGCAGTGCGTCTTGCGGGCGTTGATCGCCGAGATGGTGGTGGAGTCCTTGAGGACGTTCTCCCTGATGGTGACCACCTGAAGGTGCTGGGTGTTGACGCACGCCCGGTTGCGACAGATGTGGTTGATGACCATGCCGTCGGGTATCTCGCCGTGCATGTCGTACCAGGCGACGCGATGTGCGCGGCGGTTCCTGCGGCGGAGGTAGAAGGACCCGTAGCCGTCTTTGTCGAGGGGTGCGGTCCATACGAGGCAGTCGTTTTCACGGCGCACGCGCGACATGAATCGCTGCCTCTCTGAGGCGGTGAGGTTTCCCATGCTTCATTTTATCTGGACCGCAAGGACTTAACGGCCCGCCAGGTACTCAACTCGCCTTATTGATCTGTGATTTGGGCGACGTGAATTAGGAGTTCCATATGCCTCAACCCCCTGCCGCGCGCATGCCGCGCCGTGACGACTCCGCGGCCGACGCCCGCTCGCTCGAGCAGATGGGCCGCCTCGACCCGCAGCCGATCCCGGCGCCGTCCATCGCCCCATTCCAGGAGCCGGTGTACGACCCGCCGCTGCCCTACGACGAACCCGCGTGAACCACCGCGCCCCCGCTTCTCTGCCAACCGGCAGGGGAGCGGGGGCGTTCTGTCGTTCCTGCGAGAACACTCTAACCCTCCATAACCTGACTTATGGAGGGTCAGAAATGGTAGAATCAGCTATGCCTGACGACCTGACACTCAAAGAGATCCGCTGCGTATGTGGGCGGCCGAAGGATTACCACACCGAGCGTCCAGCCGCCCCTGGCGCACCGTGGCACCCGTTTACGGTGCGCACTGGTCGGCACGAGCGCGGATGCCTCATCATTAGCGGCCCGCACGATGCCGCGCTGTGCACGAGTCTCTGGGGAGGCGAACGATGAGTGCCGCAGAGGGAGCTCCCCGCCAGCCGGACGCCACCCCTGCCGCCTCCACTGCCGCATCGCTCGCGCTTCGGCGGACACTGCTGGCTGGCGGGGCGAGCGAAGAGCAGGCCAACGGGCTGATGAACGGCTACGCGCACGAGCTGGCGGAGTTGCAGCGGCTCCGCATGGACGAGCTGGACTTGCCCGGACAGAAGGCGCGGATCGTAGGGCGAATCGTCGATCTGATCGGCCCGGAGGCATCGTGACCGACCTCGAACCCCGCCCGGCCGAAGTCGCCCCGCACGACCCAAACACGGCCCTCTCCCCGGCAGCCCTCGACCGCCTCGACCGGTCCATCCCCGACAACACCAAGACCGCCTACCGCAGGCAGGCCCGCGACTTCATCGCCTGGTGCGAGGAACGCGGACGCGACACTCTGCCCGCCAGCGCGCAGACCCTCGCCGACTACGTCAGCCACCTCTGCGACCAAGACAAGGCACCGTCCACCATCGAGCAGGCCATCGCCACCATCCGCGTTGCCCACCGGGAAGCAGGCCACGACGGGCAGCCCGACACCAGGGCAGCCCTGCGGATCCTCAAGACCCACAAGCGGGACCGCGCCGAAGTCGGGAAGCGCAAGCGGCAGTCCGCCCCCGTCACCCTCGACCCGCTGCGCAAGATGATCGACGCCACCGACCCGACGACGCCCACAGGACAACGCGACCGCGTTCTCCTCGTCATCGGATTCGCCATGATGGCCCGCCGCTCCGAACTCTCCGCCCTCCACATCTCCGACCTGACGTTCACCGACGACGGCATCACCGTCCTCATCCGCAAGTCCAAGACCGACCAAGGTGCCGACGGCGCCGAGGTGAACATCCCGCACGGCGTGCACCCCGACACCGACCCCATCCGCGTAGCCCGCGCCTGGCTGGCCTCCCTCGCCGAGCACGGCATCACCGACGGGCCCCTGCTGCGCCGCATCAACCGCTGGGGCCAGCTGCAGCCCGGCGGCATGTCCGGCTGGTCCATCAACGAACGCGTCAAGCACCTTGCCAAAGCGGCCGGACTGCCGAACGCTGATGCGTTCACCGCCCACGGCATCCGAGCCGGCGGCCCCACCGAAGCAGCGAAGGCAGGCCAGCCCGTCAGCTTCATCGCCGACCACGGCCGCTGGTCCAAGACCAGCCCCCAAGTGCTGGAGTACATCCGGCCCGTCGACAAATGGCGCGACAACCCGATGAGAGGGATCGGCCTGTAGCCCCGCCCCGTGCCAGACTGCTTGTAGGCCCGCCGCGCAGTCCCCCGTCGCGGCGGGCTCTGTCATCCGAGGAGGCAGCGATGCGAGACGACACGCGGATCCTCGACGCCCTCGGCATCGACCCGGCCGCTCTGGAGCCGGCCCCGGATGTGCCGCCGCGCCTGTCGGGCTGGCAGGCGCGTGTGCACCCGTTGTCGTGGATGCGCCGCCCGTGTTCGTCATGCGGGGAGCCGGCGGTTGCGACGCAGGTGCTGTCCGTGCCCGGCTTGGGGTTGCGGTGGCGGGACTCGTGCCGCGACTGCATGATCGCCGGTTTCCGGGCGGCCAGGTCGTAGCGTGAGCTATGTGAACGCCGACCGCTTCCACCTCACCCTGACCGCCGACGGCCGACCGGTGATGTACGGCTGGTGGTCGTCCGAGGTGACAGCCCGCCGCAAGTTCGCCGCGTGGGTCGGCGAGTACAGCGGCCTGCCGGGCGCCCGGGTCACCCTCGTCGACGAGGAGACCGGCACCGCGTTGGCGACGTGGCCCGAGCCCGGTGATGTCGGCGACGCCCCGTAGAATCGGATCATCTATCCGCGCTGCTGGCTGCACGCGCTCGCCCCGCCCCGGCTGATGCACCGGGCGCGGGGCGCTCTCTTGTCAGGCTTCGGACGGCGACACGACAGCCACCCCTCAATTAGCCAACCTGCTTGGTGTACCCCAACCGGCTTGGTATACTGGTCTTGACGGCGGGCGCCCTGCCCGCCCGACAAGAGAAAAGAGGGTTGGTATGGCGCCGAAGAGCGCATGCCGTGTCTGCGGAGCCCTGGTGGGCGCCCCGGTGGGCAAGGACTGCCCGCCGCACCAGGCGGCCGGAAGCCGAGCCAAGTGCTCCGGCAGCGGCAAGAGCACGGTCCGCATCTAACGGCGTGGCCCCCACCCAGGTGAATTGGGTGGGGGCCACCAGCCCCACGCTACCCGCCCACCCCAGAAAGGCCCCCATGCGCCCCGACCGCTTCGAGCGCCTCCTGGCCGACGCCATCAACCGCGACGGCCGCCTCACCGCCCGCACCTACAGCGAGGCCGGCTTCGACCGCTCTCCGCACGGCGTCATCGCCACCACCCGCGCCGGCGTGCCCGTCAACGTTCAGATCGTGGGCCGGCTCGCCGACGGAGAACGCCACGACCAGCCCGCGCCGCCGGTCACTGGCAAGCCGCACCCGGCCCTCGACATCCCCGACCCCGCCAGCGGCAACAAGCTCGACGTGGCGGCGGTGGAGAAGTATCTAGCCGCCCTGGCCGTGTCCGTCGCTGCCGACGAGACCAGCAGCGTTGCCTGCTACCAGGACCGTGACACCCCGGGCGCCATCCGCTACGGCGCCACCCTCACTTACCACAACGGTGCCGCGATCTTCCTGTACGTCTTCAGCGCGGGCGGTTCCCGGCATGAGGACTTCGCCCCGCCCGCGATGGTGAATGCCTGATGGACGAGACGATCGCGGAGAAGCTGGCCCGCCTCAAGGAACTACACCAGGACCGCATGCGCCTCCAGCGAGAGGAGGAGGCCCTGGCCGCCGAGTTGGCGGCGAGCAGCGTCCGCGGCGTGCGCACCGCCATGGCCAGCGCCCTGGACGTCACCCTGGAAGCCTTGCGGCTGCGATACGGCCCCGTCCCGTCCGTCAGTTCGGCTGCCGAGCACTGAGCACGAAGGAACGACGCCCCGCCTGCTTTCCTCAGGCGGGGCGTCGCGCTGTCACGCCGCCTCAACGACCTCGGCCCGGACCGCCGCCGCCCACTCCGCGATCAGCCGCCCGTACTCGGCCCGCTGCCCGTCTGTGAGCGGCACCTGAGGGTGCGGCCACAGCGCACGGATGTCCGCGTTCACGGCCGCAGCCGTGCGCAGCACACCGTCAGGCGGGGGAGTGGGGGGCATGGTCAAAGCCTAGCCGCGGGGTCTGTCAGCGGGCTACGAAGTGGGTGACTGCGGTAGCTCGGTGACGAACGTCCCGATGCCAACCTGCATCTCCGCCAGCCCCGCCCTCCGTAGCTCCGTCAGAACACGCTTCGCGGTCACCTGACTGATCCCGAACTCGCCGCAGATCGCCATCGCTGACGGAAGCCTGCCCCCAGGCGCGTAGGTGCCGTCGATGATCCGCTCGGACAGGACCGCGTACACCTGCCGCCACCTAGGCACCTCCGGCTCCCACTTCATGATCCCGAAGCTAGGTGGACCTAGCCGGACGCGCGAGACGAGTCGACCCAGCCGACCTATACCCCCTAGCCTGCCGGGGTATCGTCACCAGCACAGAGAAAACCCCCGCGACCGATGGCACGGTCCGGGGGCGTGGCCGACGGAGTGGAGCGTCGACGTGACCGAGCCTACGGATCGGGCGCCCGAGAGTGCACCCCCAGACGAACCCCGCTGCCCCTGCGGCAGCCACGACCACCAGCCGCTCCGCATCGGCGAGAAAATCTCCCCAACCGGTGTCGGCATCGGCGGCGTCTACGTCTGCCCCGCCCAAACCACGCACGGCCTCCGAGGCGTCCTATGACCAGCCCGCCAGCCGACCGCCGCGACGACGTATGCCCGCCGTGCAGCCTCGGCGAATGCGGCTACTGCGACGGCAACATCGACCTCAAGGCGGGGCCAGGGCCGGCGAGCCCGCTGACACGATGCGCATGCGTGTGCCGCAAGGTGCACGCACCGGTCGTGGAACGGGACTGAACCGCAGTCAGAGGATGCGCGGTGGCCTGAGGCAACCAGCTGGAGTCTGACAAATTGCCGAGGCGGCATTCCGGAAGCGGCGGTACTTACCTGGCGTCCGCCTTGCCTCTCAGGAAACCCCTGGTCAATGCGTCGCGCTGAGCTATTTGTCAACGCGACGATTGTGTGGATGATGTGTAGACGGTTGAGTCGTGAACCTTGTCGGGGTAGTTGAGTCGCATGTTCACTGACTTGTAGTCAAAGCGTGAGCGCTCACGGGCGCCTGCGGTCATCCGTGAAGGAGGTCGGTCACATGCACACGCAACGCCTCGGCGACGAGCAGCAGGTGGCTGAGTTTCATCTCCTGGCCGGCTTCCATGCGTTGGATCGTCGACCGGTCCAGGCAGCTCGTGAAGGCGAGCGATTCCTGGGTCATGTTGAGCCACAGTCTCCGCACGCGGATGCGGTCACCGACGGCTCGGCGGGCGTCGAGAACCCACTGGGGCTGGTCGGCTGGCACGGGACCAACCTCTTAGCGACCATGATCATATGTCAGCAGCAGTTTTGCGGCATCTTCCGATCATGGAAAGTTCTGCGACGGACGGACCCACCCCCGCCGTAGAGAAGACGAAGGCGTCACACGCGACAGCGCACTGGCATATGCCTGGTGACTGCGAGTAGAGTCGTCGTCTCGAACAGTTGTTCCCATACAAGATTCGGTGCCGCGGACACCTGAACGCCGCGGCATCGATTGGTTCACCGCCCGGCCGTGCAGTACCCCCTTCGACGGCCGACCGGTGGACCATCGCGGGCACTCGGCTTCAGTGCTGGACTCCCGCACGCAAGGCCCCGGCAGGCCATAATCGGTGTACCGGGCACGCGTTGAACGAAGGGCCGGGGCCGGAGTCCATCGGCTGCCCCCAAGGTGACTCCGGCCCCAGCCCTTCTACTACGCATCCATACCGCAGTGGCGTTCAGATGACCAAGCGGATGGGAGACAGATGGGAGACGATCATGGGGAGCGACTGCGCGCTTCGGCCAACTTCCGCACACTTCCGCTACCTGGGAATTGCCCGCCCGCAGGTGAAAGCGCTGGACTGCAGGTAGACGACACGTCCGTCAGAGCGTCAGCAGCATGGTCACCATGCCGATGCACCGCCCCTCATTCCCGCATTCACCTGCGACTATCCCTCGCCAGGTGACCCTTCTGGGAGACTAATGGGAAACGGCGGAGCCCACCACACCCCCATCCCCCAGAACGCCTCCCACCGCTCCTCCAGCGTGTCAGCGATCCGCCGCTCCATAGAGGGCGTCAGGTTCGCGTAGAGGCCCTCGACACCGGCCACCTCGTGCCCCATCCGGGTCTCCATCGCGATCCGCGAATGCCCGTCCTCCTCGAGCCACTCGCGGTGCCCGTGCCGCAGCAGGTAGATCCGCTTGCCCGTCATCTCCTTGACCGGCTGGATCTCGCGACGCATGTAGTCCTTGCGCGCCGACCTCTGCGGGGACCCTCCGCGAATGTACGGCCAGTAGGTCTTGCCCCACTGGGTCCCCATCTGGCCGCCCCCCAGGGCCGGGAACACCCACGGCGAATCATGCGAGGCGAGCAGAGCAGCGTGCATCTCGTGCAGGAACGGCGGCACGACGAGCGTCCGGTACGAGTCGTACTTCGGCCCGACCTGAGACCGCACGCCGCCCTCGTACTGCGACTGATACTGGATCCGCAGGGCGGGCATCGTGTCCGGCCCGTAGCGGTCCAACATCGCCTCCCGCTGCTCCTGGTCCGGATCGCTGGCCGGCCACGTCGGCGAGGTGAACTCGCGGCGCAGACCCCACATTTCCCCGGGCGGGCGCATGCCGGTGAAGCCGAGCGTCCACATGTAGGTCCAGCCGGTGAACCCCCAGACGTGGTACGCGTTGGTCGCCAGCTTGTGGAGGACGGCCATCTCCATCGGCCGCTTGATCTCACGCTTCTTCTTGCGGTACTTCCCCCGGCGCCGCTGCACGATGATGGGCGATTCGTTGCGCAGCTTGTACTTGACGACGGCGTCCGTCATCAGCAGGTTGAACAGGCTGAGCAACTGGTCGACGTAGTGGTGGCCAATCTCGCCGGCTGCCGCCGCCTTCTGCAGGCTCTTCTTCCAGGCGTCGTACTCCCACGTCGTGATGTCGCCGACGGGCCGCTCTCCCCAGTAGGGAATGATCCGGGCTCGCAGCCTGGACTTGTACCGGCTGATGGACGTGTCCCTGAGGTCCTGGGCTTCCAGCCACAGCCAGCAGTAGTCCTCCATCAGCGTCTTGGCGTTGGCGCGGGGGATGTGGGTGCCGTGGCGGACCTCGTGCTCGCGGTCGAGGCCGTAGTTGTACGCCTCGTTTTCGTCCTCGAACGGGACTCCCGGCTCTGGGCCTGAGGCGCTCTCGTACTTCTTCTTCCGCGTCGGCTTGCCGTCGGCGTCGAGGCGGTATTCGCCGCCCCACCACTTCACGCGGATGCTGTTGCCGCGCGCCTCCACGTAAGGCATGGGACCCCCTTGGGTGTTGCTGGGCGCGGCGGTCCGGCAGGTACCCCTACCGCCAGGACCCCGCAACCGTCGTGCTCAGGTGCCGAGCCAACAGCCCCGGCATCCCTCACAGTCTCCTCCTACACGCTTCACGATCTCGCGCATCGAGCGCTGCGCTTCCTCGCTCGTGCGGATCTCGGGAGGCGCTACACAGATCATTCTCCCATTGGCTGGGCCGGCCCATCCTGCGAACTTCGGGCCGACATCGACTATGGACAGAGTGCTCCGCATACCTGGTCCCCCTTCTGGGTGCGGACGGGGAACCCCCAAGGCGTAGTAACGACTCTGCCACGTTCCGTGTCTGTTGGGACCACGGGGGACCAAAGTGATGCAACGAAATGTATGAACACAGCTGTGAAGCGGAAAGGTTGTACGCCGATCGGCTGAATTTCGCCTAGATCACGCCTCGTTCGTGGAGCTCTCGGAGTACGCGCTCGTTCAGCTTCGCGATCTCGTCGCCCGTCAGTGACCCCTTCGTGGCGATGGCTGCGCTCTGGACGGCATCGCCAACGAGCCGGGCGAGTTCCGACTTGGGGACGTCGGACACATTCACGTCTGTGGTGTCGGGGATGGGTTCGCTGACGATGGGGTCGTCGCCGGCCAGGATGCGCAGGCAGCTGCCGGTGGCCCATTGGAGGGCGTCGTCGATTCCGGCGTAGGAGCGGTCCCAGACTTTCTGGCCCGCCTCGACTCGTTTCCACGTGTCTTTGGAGATGCCGCCGAGCTTGGCGGCAGGCTCGATACCGAGTCGTAGCTCGGTGCGTCGCTTCTGTACGAGCGTCGCCAGGCGATCGAGGTCGGGGGTCGTCATGTCGACATCTTCGCAGGACCCGCTAGGACCCGCTAGGACCGGGCCAAAGGAGTCCGGAACGTAGTGGCGCAAAGGCGCACAGTGATCACGCCTGCGCCGCGACATGCGTTCGAAACGCCTACCGTCGGGTAGCGATCTTCCGCTAGCTTCTGCGAACATCAGCTAGACGTAGCCGCCAACTTCCGCTAGGTTCTACGCATGGAAGCAACCCCTCCCACCTACCAGGTGAAAGGGGCGGAAATCCGCAAGCTCCGCAAGCAGGCAGGGCTGAGCACAGCCGAGATGGCTCGAAAAGCGCTCATAAGCCGGCGCTACCTCAACCACCTCGAAAACGGATACCGCACCCGCATGAGACCAGGTCCCTACCAGCGGCTCCGTGAAGCCTGCGGCCTACTGGCCGACTCCACCCAGCTCCTCGCACCCCCAGAGAATCCACCCGAGAAGAGGTGACATGTCCACCCGAAAAGCTCCCCCCACCAAGACGCCGCTCAAGCTCGAGGGCTTCTACAACGTCAAGCAGGCCACCGTGAGGCTCGGACTCGCCACCGAAGGCGAAGACGACCTCCGCGGCCAGCGCTGGCTCCGCGACGGCGTCAACCACGGCGGCTTCCCCCACCACCGCATGAGCCGGGTCCTGATGTTCTCCGACTCGGACCTCGCCGAGATCGCCGCGATGCACCGCAACGCCCCCACGCGTGCCGGTCGCCCCCGCCGCAAGCCGGCCCGCGCCGCCGCCTAGTCGGCATGAGGCCCCAACCGCCGGTTCGCACACCGGCAGCCGGGGCCACCGCGGCACACGCCGCGCGATCCACCCATCGTTCCCTGAGAGAAACCGGAGTGGACCTGATGACCATGGTCCCAGATCAACCCAGTGAGTTGGTACTCACGGAGTCCCGCACGATGCGGGCGCAGACCGCCGGCCGGGTCGACGTGCTCGACAAGGTCAAGGCTCTGGCGCTGCTCCCGGATGGCATCCACGCCACCGCTGACGGTGTCGCCTCGTACTACGAGGTGCACGACGACGTCATCAAGAAAGTCGTCCAGCGCCACCGAGACGAGCTCACCGAGAACGGCCTGCAGGTGCTCCGCGGCGACGAGCTCCGCGAGTTTGTGAGGGACAACCTGTCCTCCGCAAACGGGGCCAGCAAGGTCCGAAGCCTCTCGGTCTTCAACCGTCGGACGATCCTCAACGTCGGCCAGCTGCTCGCCGAGTCGATCGTCGCCAAGCAGGTCCGCATGTACCTCCTGGACGTCGAGGAGATCGCGACGCCGGAGCAGAAGGCGACGGCGATCGAGAAGGCCGCCGAGGCTGAGGCGCAGCTTCGGGCGATCGAGGTACTGGCCCGGATCGACGGCAACACCTCCTACGCCCGCAGCCTGAGCCGGCACGTCGCGGCCCGGATGCTGGGCGAGGAACCGGAGTTGGACCCGGCGGACATCACGATCACGTGCGACGAGTACCTCGACGGCCGGATAGCCGCGGCCGATGTGCCGTCGGCGCGGACACGGCTCGGCAAGACGGTGGCCGCTCTGTACCGGGCTCGGTACGGCGGCAAGGACCCGCAGAAGATCAAGCGCCCGATCCACGGGGTGCACCGCGATGTCGCCGTGTACACGCACCGGGACATCGACCTCTTCGACACGGCCTGGGCCGAGATCTCCCGCCACTACGCCGTGCAGGACCGCATCCAACTCGGCGGTGCCGCATGATCCGCCACGGCCGTGTCAATCACTTCGCTATTGCCGCCCTGTGCCACGCCAAGCCCGGCCAGTGGCAGCCGGTCGGCGAGTACAACTCGTCGCAGAGCGCCGAGGGTGCGATCGACTACATCCGCAACGCCACCACCAGGCGCGCTACACAGAGGTCCGCGTACACCCCGGCCGGCTCGTTCGAGGCGCGGCACG